GCGGCCGCGAGCTTGTGGTCGCCAGCCGCGGCGTGCGCGAAGCCGGTCAGCGCCATCTTGTACATGGCGCGGTAGTCGGTGGTGTAGATGTTGGTCTGGTTCGACGCCGAGAGCGCGGTCGGGCGCGCGTAGTGCGTGACGATGACCGTGTAGTCCTGGTCAGCCAGGCAGTCGAAATACATGGTCCGGCCGATCAGCGCGTAATAGCTCGGCGTGGACTCGGAGAGTGAGCCACCTTCCTCGGCGACGCGCACGCGCTCCAGCTCGTCCTCGTGGATGTTGTGAACCTCGCCGTAGCCGCGGAGGTAGACGTGGACCGGGTCCAGAAATGCCGGCAGGACAGACGAGAGAACGAGAGTGCTGTCGCCCTCCTGAAGGACGAGCTCGGTGCGCGTCAGCATGAGGTTGACGCGCATGCGCTGGGCCAGCCAGTTCTCGGTCTCCGCGATGATCTCGGCGCTGGGCACCTCGGTCTGGACCCAGGAGCGGATGGAGCCTGTGCGCGACTGCGGGCCGATCAGGGTCGAGTAGGTCATGTCCGAGCTGGCGGCGTTGACCTCCGGCCCGGTCATGGCGTCGACGTCGGTGAGCCGCTTCATCTTTGCGGCGGCGAGCTCGAGCATCGCGGCGGTGCGCGTCTCGTCCTTCAAAAACAAATAGCCGTGCCCCATCAGTACGTCTTTGAAGAGCCCACGGAACTCGGTGGTGTAAAGGTTGGTGGTCTGCGACGCGGAAAGCGCTGGCGGCTCGGCAAAGTAGGTCAGCACCAGGGTGTCGCCGGCGGCTGAGCCGCGGTCGAACAGGATCGTGTCGTTGATGATGGTGAAGTAGACGGCGCCGGTGTCGGCGACTGCGCCGCCTACAGCCTCTTCGCGCAGCGGGTCGATCTGGGCTTCAGGAACCCACACCAGCTCGCCGTAGCCCCGGCGATAGAGCCGGACGTGGTCGAGGAAATCGGTGACGCCAGCGTCGATCAGCGCGATCTGGTCCGCGCCGGTCGTCAGTGTGATGTTCGCCCGCTTGTGCAGGCGCCGGACGCGCAGGTGCCGGTTAAGGTAGTTCTCGCTGTCCGCGATGACGTCGGCGGCTGGGATCTTGTCCGAGTTGACCCAGGACGCAATCGAGCCCGTCGAGTCCTTGCCCGCGGTCAGTTCTGCCCAGGTCATCGCCACCGTCTGTCACTCCTCGATGCTCCCTGGTTGGGAGCGCTGCGGGGATGGGACGGTGACGGGGGATCAGTTCAGCAGGCTTCAGGGGCCTCCTGTAGCGTTCTGTAGCTTAGCGGTTCGTGCGGTAGGTCTCGTGAAGGAACATGTCGCCGTCCTTCTGTTTCTTGAAGTCGCGCTTGAACTGCGCCTTGATGGCCTCGCGTATGACGGGCCAGGGCACGTTGGTCTTCTTGTCGAGGTAGTTCATCAAGACGAGGTTTTGCGGCGTGGTCTCGATCGCCGGCTCGTCCTCGGCGTCGTCGATCGGATTGCCGTCCTTGTCGAGCTGGTTGTATTCGTGGTCGTAGTAGACGTTCTCGTCCTTGCCGATGGTCTGCTGATACATCGCTGAGCCGTGGCGGCCGAGCACCATGGCGAATTTCTCAGAGTTTGGGTTGAGCTTGCGGCGCTTGGCCTTGGGCTTCGGTGCTTCGACCGGAGCGGCTGGGGTATCCACCACGGGGGCAGCGACCGGATCAGCTTTGGCTTCAGTCTTGGCGACCTTGGCCTGCTTTGCCAGCATCTCACGCGCCTGATCACGCCAGTCGTCGCGGCGCGCGGCGCCCTTGAGATTGTGCTTCTCGTCAGCCTCGTTGATGTCGTCGTCCGTCCAGCCAGCGATCTGCTCGAGCGTGACGCCGGCGTCCGTCAGCTTGGCGGCGATCGCGGGGCCGATGCCGTTAATGTCGATGATGTCCATGGTGTCCTGCGGCTAGTTGCGATGGGGAACGTGATGGGGGCGGCCGTAGCCGCCCCGGTTGGTTAAGGCGTCGGCACCTTGCTGCCGGAGATCGAGCGGGAGAGGCCCTTGTCGGGCATATCCCGGCCCTTCAGGGCCTGGTCGTTGGAGACGCCCTTCACGGACTTCTCACGGTCCACGCCGGTCTCGGTGCGGATCTTGGTCCCACGAGGGGCGCTCTCTTCAACTTTCGGCATGTGATTAGATCCTTTGCTTGCAAGCAGTCTCACTCCTCGGCCAGCTCGCGGCGCCACTTGGCGACGAAGCGAGTCGGGAGCCCGAGCAGAATATCCAAATCCTCGTCTTCCTGCTCGTCATCATCGGCGGGCCGGTAGACGTAGACAGGTTTGCGAGACCGCCGCGGTGCAGCGGCGGCCTCATAGTCGTCCAGCTCGTCCTCGTAAGGACAGGACATGGTGGTTAGCCCGCGACAGCGAACACCACGGCCACGTCGGCAACGCCGGCGGGAGTGCCGCCAGTGCCCTGCGTGTACGTGATCTTGACCTGGCTGTTCGCCGGGATCGTGTGGTTCGCCACAGCAGCCGAGCCATTCAGCTTGTCTTGCATGCGGAGGGCCACCGAAACCGGGGACGGCGTAGCGGCCGAACCGAAGTACATCGTGCCGTAAGCATTGGCCGAGGTGGCCGTGCCGACTTCGATCTTGGCAGGGGTCGTGGTGCCAACGAAGGCAGTCGTGACGTCGGCAACGATGTCAGCGAGCGTGCAGTCGTAAAGCTTCGGCGACTTCCAGTAGCGAACCACGGAGGTGCCAGTCGCAACGATGCTGCGGCTCTCCGTGCGGAGGGGATTTGCGTAAGACATTCTTATCGATCCTTTCAGGTGTCGGGCTTAGCGGCCCATTGGTGTCCTCGAACGATGCGGCTGATCTGCATTTGCGACACCCCGTAGAGCTGAGCGAGACGCGCCTGTGAGAGCGCTCCCGCTGCCGCTATGGCTCTGATTTCGGCCACGTCCCGCTCTGAAAGCCGAGCCATTGCTGGTCGCTTCGTTGCGGAGTGCGCCCATCGGAGCCCACGGACGATCCGGTTCACCTGCATCAGGGAAATCCCGACTGCCTGTGCGATGGATCGCTGCGTTTGCCCGTCGCGCGACATTGCGCGGATTTTCTCCACGTCCTGCTCGGTGAGCTTCGCTTGCGCGTTGCGCTCCCCAAACAGGTGCCGGCCCTTCGCTTTCATGTCTTGGTGGTTGTCCGAGGACGACCCCAGGAACAGGTGCTCCGGGTTCACGCAGGCGGGCGTGTCGCACGAGTGGCAGACATGTTTCCCCTTGGGCACCGCGCCCTTGTGGATCATGAAGGAGAGCCGGTGAGCGCGATGCTGATGCCGCTGAAGCGGTATCTTGATCTGCCCGTAGCCGCCCTTGACCGTTGCTCCGGTCCAGAGCCAGCACCCGGTCTCCTCGTCTGCCACCCACTTTTCGTTGAAGCGGTCGATGAGGCTCTGGTCGACAGGCATGGCGATCTCCAAGGAGGGCGTTGACCTTCCGAGGATACATCGCTAACTCCTGACCGACCAGAGCCATCTCAATCGCTACACAGACTGCCTACGCAGCCGAGTCCCACTTAATAATTCTGGAGTTGGTGGCGTCGGTATGAACCAAACCATAGCCGCCCAAAAAATACCAGGCGATCGCCTTGGAGCGACCGAAGTCCTCCGGGATTTTCGCGCGGATCTCTTCCGGGATGATCAGGCACTCTAGGACGGTGTCACCACCGAAGAAGAAGGCCCAGCTCGACTTGGCGTTGTTCCACGCATCCCCAACCTGGGTGTACGGGTTGAACGTGGTCGAGTCTTCCGCGCCACCGGCGGGGATGTTGGTCTGCTCGACGAAGCGGACGCCGCCGTATTTGCCCTTCTCGCCCTCGAAGATCATCTTGAGGCCGGTCTCGGTGTACTGGTGGATCGCCTCGAGGTCGTCCTTCAGGGGACGCAGGGTCGTCGGGCGGGAGATGCAGACGTAATCGGAGCCCTCGTAAGCCGGGATATTCCGCTCACGCATGGTGTCTTCGATCAGGTTCACATGCTCTTTGCCGAGCTCGATGTTGTTGGTGACCGCGGTCACGCCATCGGTGTCGAGCGTCAGAGCGGTCGTGGAGTTACCGCCGGTCGGGACAACGCGCAGGGCGGTGGCATCGAACTGCGTGTAAACTTCCGCATCGAAAAACTTGCGGGCGCTGTTGCCCAGCACGTTCTTGATCACGCTCACCACGTCGTGCTTGGCGACTGCTTCGAGCTTGAAGGTGTAAGGAACGGCCTTGCCGGCTTCCTTGACGATCAAGCTGGACTGAGCAATCGTGAAGTCCGTCTCTGGGATCGGCTCACGCTCGGTCAGTTCAGAAGCAGCATCGGCTGCGTCGCCGTAGATGTTCCAGTAGAAACGCTCGCCCTTGTGCAGGGGCTTATCTGCTTCGCGAGGCTCGGCGAACTGGCGAAACTTGCAGGTCGGCTGCAAAGTCGTGCGCAATACATCCGAAAGCTCGTCTGAATACATATAGCCGCCTTCTTCGGCGGGGGACCAAAACTGTCCAGCCATCGTCAATCTCCTGTGGCGCGCGCGAGCTCTCGCGGGCGTCGTTTGGGGGGATGGGACGATGACGAAGGATGGTCGGCTCGCTGGGAGCCGTAGCGGCTAGGCCGCTAGTTCACATGACCGCGGGCCCGGCGCATTTGCTCCACCACGCTGGTGGCGCTTACCTTGGCCGGCCGCTCTGGGGCCCTTGCCACCTGGCTCACTCGCCGGGGCTGGGATCCAGACAGCTCACGCTTTGCAGCGCGGCGGTCGTCATATCTCGGTGCAGCGGGCTCTCGGTAGCTTTGCGGCTCTTCATTCCGCCGGGGGGCGACGTAGCGGCCTTCCACATCCAGAGCCGCCGCTTTCACCAAGAGCGCGGGGTCTCTTAGCTTGGCGTAGCCCTGATTGCGGAGATCCTGGTGGTAGGCCGTGGCGACTTTGAAATCGCGTCTGGCCTGGTCAAGGTGGACCGGCTGAACGCCGATTGCCGCCATGTCCTCCACGATCCGCTCGTGTAGCCGATCGACAGTGATCTTCATCAAATGAGGATCGTTGACGATCTCCCGGTGGTCTTCCGCAAAGCGGTCTGCGACCTCCCGTTGCTGCTGCCGTTCCGCCTGCAGAGCAAGCGCACGTTCAGCAATCTGCTCAGCGTTCACGGCCTGGTTGGGCCGCATTTCCTGAAGCAGAGACTGGAGCGCTTCCGCGCCCTCGTCGGCATCACCTAGCTGGATCTTCTCGACAATGTCGCGAAGGTTACCGAGCGCTCTGGGGGGCGTCTCTCGGCCGGCGTCAGTGTTGGGGGTGGTCGGCCTCTGGGGTGAGGACGATTCGGCCCGTGCGAGATTCTCCTTCAAAGCCCGCATTTCTGCAAGCTGCGCAGCGGTTTGCTGTTTTAGGGCATTGAGCTCGGCCAGGCGGTTCTCGGCCGCGTAGTGCTGCCGGGCCGCTGCCTCGAGTTCCTGCTGGGTGACCTCGATGTCCCGATGGTCGACGCGGAGCTTGTGCTTCTGCGGGGCCTGGGCCTCGTAGATCTCCTCGTCCTCGGGCTCGTCGGACCTATCATTTTGATAGGTGTCCTCGGCCTGGGGCTCGTCGTCGTTGTCGTTGACGGCCTCGATCTCGGCTTGGCCCTTCTTGGCGCGGATCGACTCAATGACCTGGTCGCGGGCGCTTAGCGGTGGGGCCTCGTCCTCGCCGGCGTTATCGTTGGCGATGGCGCCAGCGTATTCTTCTGCTTCCATCTCTTCTGGGAAACCGGACACAATCATTGCTCCTCAAGGCCGGGTTGGTCTTTGATCGCTTCCCACTCAGCTTCGGCGGCCCGGCCGGCTCCGAGCTTTGTCTTCAGCCAGGCGTCGAGGTGCGCGTAGGCAGCCGTCTTCCGCTGGAGATTCATGATGGTGGTGACGTCGGTAGGGTGAGCGACGACGAGGCCGGCGCAGGCGTCGATCGCCTCCAGCTTCAGATCCTCGAAGTAGTCACGAAGAACGCCGGGGATTGCCCCGGCAAGCTCGCCATTGATGTTGTGACCGAGCTCGACCGCTCGGATCATCATGTCTAGGCGGCCGAAATCTCCGAGTGGCCCTGGGACGGGCTCTTCCTCGTAGATCAAGCCGCCAGCAAGAGCGCCATGATAGCCGCTTCCTCGTCGTAGTCGGCCTGGGGATCAGGCCGCACTTCGGACGGGACAGACGATGTGGATGGGATGGGCTCCGCGAGTGCGGATAGCTCAGCCGCGTTTGCAGCGAGCACCTGGCGAATGTCTACCAGATTCGATGTGGCTGCAGAAGCTGGGACAGGTGGGGCACCTGGGACAGTTTCGCCGCGTGCCAGTATTTCGTGATTCTCGGCCTGTTTTGGCGCGTTTTGGGCCGATGTTGCGCTTGTTTCGCTTGTTACGCTTTCGCGGCCTAGCACGCGATCGACGACCTCGCGGCGCTTCTCCGTGGTCTTCTCGCGGAGCTGCTCGAGCTCGGCAAAGCTGCGGATCGCCTCCGGCTTCTTCCTGGTGGCCTTCTTCTTGGCTGCGCCACCACCGCCAGCAGCGACTGCTGCCGCAGGCTGGTCGAGTGTGCCGGTGACCGTAAAGGTCAGGCTGGACGTGCCCGTTAGCGGCGGCGAAGCTGGAGCTTCGGAAAGCGTGCCCTCCGCTGCGAAGGTGAGGGACGAGGTGCCGGTCAGGGCACCGACGCCAGACAAGGTGCCCGCCGGAGCGAGCGACAGCGATGAGCTGCCGGACAGCTCGCCCTCCACCAGCGCTTCGGAAAGCGTGCCGGTCGTGGCGAAGGTCAGGGACGAGGTGCCAGCCAACGCGCCGGAGCCCGTCAGCGCGCCCGTCGGGCTGAAGCTAAGGCTGGATGCCCCGGAAAGCGCACCAGAACCACCCAGGGCGCCCGTGGTGGTGAAGTCCAGACTGGACGAGCCGGAAAGTGCGCCAGCCCCCTGGAGTGATCCTGTGGGGCTGAATGCTAGGCTGCTGGTTCCGGATAGGGCACCGACGCCTGTGAGGGAACCAGTTGCGGTAAAGGCAAACGGCGACGAGCCGCTGACGGCTGCGCCGCCGGTCAGTGTGCCTGACGTGGCAAAGGTGAGCGACGACGTTCCGGTGAGCGACCCGCCCCCAGTCAGTGTGCCGCTTGGAGCGAAGGTTAGCGACGATGACCCGGAGAGGGCGGCCGTGCCGACAAGCGTGCCGTTGACCGAGAACGTGACCGCGGCCGTGGCCGTCAGCTCTCCCTGACCGCCGAGCGTGCCGGAAGCCGCGAATGTGAGCGTGGAGGCTCCGGTTATTGCCTCGACACCGCCTGCCGCAGGTCGCGTTCCGGCTAGTGGGGCACCGCCTAATGGCCAGAAGCCAAGCATCTGCTTACCTGCAGACGATCATAATGAAACCGTCGCCGCCGCGACCGCCAGCGCCACCCGTTACGCCAGCTCCACCACCGCCGCCGCCGCTCCCCAGGCCGCCATTGCCGCCAGCGCCGCCCGTTGCCGTGCCGGAAGCGCCGCCACCCGTTCCTCCCAGCGAGAAAAACGCAGGACGCCAGAAAACCATGCCCTGCTCTCCGGGGCTACCTGCTGCCGCATTCGCGCCTGCGCCGCCCGCTTGGCCTTGAGGAGGGAACACGCCTGTGACAGTGGTCGCGCCGCCTGCCCCCGCCACGTTTCCGCTTGTGACACCGCCGCCACCTGCGCCGCCTGTCGTTACGCCGAGGACAAGGGACGCAGCAGCCGCCCCCGCTCCTGTAGCCGCGCCACTGGCAGCGACCGTAGGTAAAGAAGAGGTCCAGGTTCCGAGTGTCGCCCAGGGGATTTGGGTGGCCCCGGTGGCACTTGGTTGCGCGCCTGCCGTTCCGCCTGCCGCGACTGTTCCCGTGGTCGGGGGGGTCTGTGAGGATGTCCCCTGCGCCAGCTGGTTAGTGCTGGTGTTGTTCGGTGCCATGGCGACGTAAGAGGATGACCCAGTGCCGCCAGATGCTCCGCTTGCACCACCTGTCCCACCTGTTCCCGCCTGAACGTACAGCACGTCAGGAATAAGCACCGCTGGATAGATGACGCGGGTAAGCACGCCTCCAGCGCCACCACCGCCGCCGCCGCGCTGCGTTGCTGCTGCCGCCGCAAAGCCGCCCGCGCCGCCTTGACCCGCGCCAACGACGAACATGTAGACAAAGGAAACGCCCCTGGGCTTACGCCAAATCTCCCAGTCCGTCTGGGTGAAGATCTGAACGTGCGGGTCAGTGACGTCGAGGTTGAAAACGTCAAGCATTAGGGGATCAGCGCCTTGAACGCTGCCCTCGCCTGGGCCGACGTGAGGTCGGCCGAGGCCGCCGCCGTCGGCAGGCCGGCTGTCGCCGCCGCGTTGTTCGCAGCAGTGCTCGTTGCCCGCAAAGCGCGGATCAATTGCCGGATTTGGGTCTCATGCCGATACAGCACCTGGAACACCGCCGTGTCGACGCCGTCGATCTGCGCGTCTTTGGGATCGAACGGATCGCCCACGTTGACGACCTGGCTGTCAGGGACGAGCCATTCGTAAATCGTGCTCGGGTCCGGGGCAGGAGCGGACATGACGTTGGTGACAAGGCCGTTCTGGCCGACGACGATTTTGGGCATCAGTACTTCCCTCCAACGGCTATTGCTGAGAAGGCGCCCGAGCCGCCAGGAGCTGTGCCGACCGTGATGTAGATCCGGTAGCCGGGCGGAAGAGCCAGGTTGATCGGGATCGAGATCTCGTTGGTCGCAGCCACAGCAGAGGCGGTTGTCGCCGTAAATGTCGCCTCGCCGAAGAGAACCGAGTTTGCGGCCGTGGCGAGCGTGGAGCCGTTGTTGATCCAGACCCTGACGACGGTGGCGACTGTCGAGGCTGCGGGCTCGGCGCGAAACCGAATGGCCGCTACAAACCCGCCGTTAGTCGCATCAGCCGTGAAGACCAGGTAGGACGTGCCTGCCGTGAGGTTGATCGTGTTATGGGCCGCTGTGATCGAGTTGATCCACTGGACGTCACCGACGCGGCTGAAGATCGGATCGTTGTTGCCTGGCATTTAGAGCAGCCCCTGACGGTGTGAGATTGCGAGAGTGCGCCCCATGGCGCCGGCGCGGAGGTCGGTTTTCAGCGCTGTTATGAAGACCTGTGCGGAACCGCTCAGATTGATGGCGGCATTGCTGTTTGAAGATGCGAGCGGCCCGCGCGTTAGCGTCGTGCCGCTTGCCGTGTAGGTGCCGCGCCCGACTTCCCACGCCGTCCCGTCCTCGATCGCGTATGAGACGACACCGAGATCCGGCGCGCCTCCGTCGGCGAAGGTTTGGAACCCGGCAACCGCCGCACCGAGAGTGATCGTCCCGGTGCCCGTTGTTGCCGTAGCGACGCGGACGCGGTCAGCGAGGGTTGCCATGGCTAATCAGCCGAGACGACGAGTGCGCCGGCGTTGAACTGGGGCGTGTTGCCAAGCGCGGCCGTGTAGTTGGCGCCGAGCGCGCCTTTGAACTTCATCGTGCCGGCGGTAATGGCGTCGTGAACGCCGAAGTGGGTGTAGGGGCCGCCGCCCGTGGCGCCGCAAGTCGGGAACGTGACGACCGCGGCATTTGCCACCTGGGTCGGTGCTGTCCCTGAAACCGTCCAGCCCGCGCCGGAGCGGGCTACCGCTACGCGGGCGTAGTTGGTGTAGGCCGCCTCGGCCGCGGTCGAGCCTGCCTCGCCAGGATCTGACGTGTGCAGTGACACGAACCAGGAGCCGGCTGTGGATGAGCCACGGATGCCCGTCGCATCGCCTGAGTTGGAGATGTTCGTGTTGTTGAACAGCAGCAGAAGCAGGTCATTCTCGAGGGTGTTTGTAGCGGACATTCTTGGGGCTCCTATTCGACGCCGATCACGCGATCGGCCTCATCTCTGACGACACGTTTCGGGGCGTTCATGCGCTGCATGAGCTGGATCATGGCGTCCTGGAGCTGCGCGTTCTGCGCGGCAGTCGCCTGGTTCTGTTGCTGCATCGAGGCGAGGATGGCCGCAGTCTGCTGGGCCATGGTCTGCATCATCTGCTCAAGCGGCGTTGGGCCTGGCGCCACCTCTGCGGCGGTGCGCTCGTCGATGATCTTCTTGTTCTGGCCAGCGGCCTTGAGCTGGTATTCGCGTTCGCCGGACGAGCCGGCGCGCTCAAACTCCTTCTCGCGTAGGCCGTAATCCTTCTCCTGGGCCTGGCCGCGTAGTGCGAGATCCTGGCCCTTGAAGCCCACCTCCTGCTCCATGAGACCGATCTCGCGGTCCTTGGCCGCCATGTTGGCTTTCAGCTCCTGGATACGCAGCGCAAGCTCGGCCTTCTTCAGCTCGCTCTCGCCGCGCTTCATCTCGGCCTCGAGCTGCGCCTTCTCCTTTTCCATGCCCATCTTGTCGGCCTCGAGCTGCATCTTCTGCTGCTCTTGTGCCGCCTGCTGCTCCATCTGCTGCTTCTGCAGCTCGATGGCGGGATCCGGCTGTTCAGGCGCCTCGGCGGCGGCCTGCTCGATTTCCTCGATCGTCTTGAAGGTGAAAAAGCGCGATGCGCTCTTGTAGCCAGTGAGCCCGAGCACTTCGTCGAAGATCGGCTCAGCCTTGGGCGTGACCTGCTCGCCAAACATGCCGCTCTCGGCCATCTGGCCTAGCAGGCCGATGCCGCGACCAAAGCGGTCCAGGCGCATGTTCGGGTCTGCGGCGCCGATGCCGACGTTGATGCGCACCGTGACGTCGCGGTCGAGGAGCTCGAGGATGTCGACGTCCTGGCCGTGCTTCTGGAAAACACCGGCCTTCTCACCGGCGATGGCGAGAATGGTCTCGTCGCTCTCGTAGTGCTGCTCCAGCCAGACGAGCTGGCGGATGACGGGCTCGACCCAGGTCTCGACCCAGGTGCGGAGGTTGAACTCGGCGACAGAGTTGGCCGAGCTCGACAGGAGCTGCATGCCCCCGACGGTCTCGTTCAGATTGCGGTTGCTGCCGACCGAGGACTGGGAGAAGCCGCCGGCGGCGTCGTCGAACTCGACCGAGATCCTGTCGGCGACGTTGAAGACTTGGCCGTTGGGACCAGGGTTCTCCTGGAACCGGATGTCCTTCTCGAGGTCGTTGACCAGGATGGTGCTGTCTGGTCCGCGCTCGCGCACCTGGCGCATGTCGACCTGGGCGCCCCGGGTGACGATCACAGTCGGGGAGACCGACTGCTTCATGGTGTCGAGCGTCAGGTTGCGGAAGTCGTTGATCTCGTCCTGCAGCGAGCGCCAGGACTCGACGGGCGACATCGGGATGACGTTGTGGGCCTCGATCTCGGCGACGCCCATGACGTAGGGGCGATCGCCCTTGTGGCCTGGGTAGCTCTCGATGGTCTCGCGCGGCTCAGAGAGCAGCTTGCGCGTGCCAAGCGACCAGAAATGGTAGTCGCGGCCATCGGTGTGGCGCACGAAATTCTCGTGGACCCAGACGATGTCGAAGTCGGTGAAGTGGGGCGTGTTGGTCTTCGACATGCGGTCGGAGCCCTGGCCGCGCGCAGAGCGCACGCTGGCGCCAGAGTGGTCGTTGACCGCCTGCTGGATGACCTCGTCCGTCAGCTCATACCAGGCACCACCACCGAGACGCTGGTGGCCCTTCTTCATCATGGTTTTGATGTAGCCGACCGGCAGGCCGTATTTGACGATCCAGCACAGGCCGCCCTGGACGACGTCGTAGAACGGCGCCGACATATCGCAGATGACGTTCTCCGGCGGGATCAGGTCGATCGCCGGCCGATCACGCAGGATGCGGGGCTTCTTGACGGTCGGGAGGGGGTTACCCTCCATGTCGATCACGTTCGGGTCATCGTTCTCAAACTCGTCGACGACTTCTTCATATTCCCAGTACTGCTTGGAGACGCAGATGCCCGCCACGTTGGCGTCTTCCACGGCAGACATCGAGATCGGATACCAGTTGACGCCGGCCCGGTGGTTGGCGCTGTCGAGGCGGTATTTGATGAGCTCGCGGTTGACGTCGGCGCTGATGCGCTGCGCGTCGTCGCTATCGTTCCCTGGCTCGATTGAGATGACGTCGGCGGTGGAGAACAGGGCGACGGCCGCGGCCACCTTGGCCTTCTTCACGGCCATGCGGGTCTTCGGCACGAACATTTTTGAACGCGCCGAGTAGTTCTTGTGCTTGTACTTCGAGCCCTCGTTGTGCTGGTTGTTGTAGCTCCGATAGGAGCGGACCATGGCCTGGCGGGCCTTGCTCAGACCACCTGAATCCTCGGCATGGTTCACCGCGGCGCGGGCAAGCGCCATCAGGGTCGTCGGGTTGACCTTGCCCTCTTGGTCGAGCGGATCGGTCTCCGATGACGGGAGGCCGGAGCGTGCCGCGCGTGAGCCGCTCGCTCCTGCGAACGCCAGGGCGTCAGGATCACGGGGCTGTTCGGTTGGGTTGCCAAGCGCCATCAGCGGGCGCCCAGCAGATAGAGGTGCTTCAGCGCGGCTGCGGCTTCCTCTTCCGTGAAGCAGCGCAGCGCATAGACGGTGTCGCCGACGTGGTTGACCACGCGGACGATGGTGCCGCCTTGCATGCTCGGAACGGCCTCGACCTTAGACTGCGAGAGCATCGGGGATGACCTTTCGCACCTGGCCGGTCTTGGCGTTGTACTCGAGCTCGAAGATGCCGTGCTTGAGGTTGGCGTAGGTGACGGTGCTGGCCTCGCGCCACAGGTCGCGATTGAAGCGGCCGCGGGGCATGTTGAAGCGATCGAGCAGCTCGCCGCCGGCGCGCATGACGCACTTGAGGCCGGGATCCATGAACAGCTCGGAGAGCTTGATCACATAGAACCAGCGCTTCGGCAGGAGGGGGTGGCTGATCTTGGCGATGCCCTGGGGGCTGTCGACATCGACCCTGAACTTGTGGCTCGGGTAGTGGCTATCGAGGTGCTCGCCGATGCGCTTGGCGATCGTGATGTCACGGACGGCCTGCTGCTGCTCTTCAAGCGTGTTGTCCGAGCTGGTGTCAGCTCGCCAGAGGGGGGTTCCGATGGGCACTTAACCCTCCGGCGCGTAGACGCCACGCTTGGCAGGGTCGCCCGTGAACAGGCGGCCACCTTGCGGGCGGAAATCGTATTCCACGGCGACACGGCGCTCGCGGTCATAGTCGGGATCGGTGAGGCGAACGATCGAGCCGAAGTTACGGCTGGTCGTGCGAACCCTTGAGCTTCTCGGCATCCGGCATCCTCAAAGAGGAGTTGCGTGGGACGGACGATTGAGAAGGAAGGGGGATGGCCACGCTCGATTCGGCGCGGCAGGTGCTTAACTTAGCACGGCCTCACCGCGCGGGCGAGATGGAACCCTAGGCCGCATTTACCTAGCTCGCCGTATAGACGCTTGCGCCCGAAACGTAGCCTCGCGTCAGCATAAGAGGCGTGCCGGAACCACTATCAACGAGGGTTTCACCCACCCGTGTCATGCTGACATTCACGCGAGCGCCGTTTGCAGTTGCGATCCAGTCATCGCGACCGAACTGGCAATTTTTTATATCGCCACCGTTATTGTTGGAGATCACCTGGCCGGCAATGCTCGTGCAGCCAGATAAGGAGAACAGTCCAGTGCCCTCAAAAAACTTGCCTGATGTGAGGTTTATCTGATTACACGCAGCCATATGCAGGCCAATATGCTGCGCGCGAACGAAATTCGGACTCTCGCTGCGACACCCAATAAGCGACATGCAATCGTCTGCCGAGTTGTCTACTTTTACGTCCCACGTCGTTGAGAGTTGAAAGCCGGTGCCAATGATGTCTTGCACGCTCCCGAACTCAACGTAAACGCCGATGTCGCAGGACTGAATGTTGCCGCCGGCGATCTTGTTCTGAAGCGCGTTGTAGTTTCGGGTTCTTACCCCAGCGACGGAATGGCCGCTGAACCCACAGTTCTGAATGAGGTTTTCAGACCCCATGTAGCCAGTATGGCCGATGCGAAGCCCGTGGCCCCCGCCCTCAAAATATAGGTTGGAAAGCGTATTGGACTGCAAAGCAGCTTGGCCGGTGTTGTCCCAGTCCAAGTCAAAAACTACCGCGGAGCCGCTTGAAACAAGCCGCATGTTTTCGAACAAGCTGTAAGCGCATCCATTGGTGACAAACACGCTGCCCGCCGTCGTGTTTGTTATCTTGGTGGCAAAGCGTCCCGCACCATAAACCCAGCCGCCCTGAACTGCCCTCATTGTCAGGGGCGCCGACACCTTCCAATCGCCTTGCGGGATATACAGAGGGCGGTAGTTCAGCGGCGAGAGAGGTGCCCCTGTTGTGCCGAAGCAGGTGTCTATCGCGGTCTGTAGGATAGCCAAATCATCATCGACGCCATTGGGCATCCGAGACGGAACAATGACGTCAAGACCTAGGGCGCGATAAGCGGGAACACTCACGGCTCGACAGCCAAGACTTGAGCTGCGCCTGATGGGAACAGCGCGACAATCCTGGTCTTCCCTGAGCCGTTGTCCTCTGCGTAGAGCCGAACGCTGTTGGCAGATGGTGCAGAGGGAGCGGTTTGTTCAACAAACTCTAATGCTGCTCCTGCAGATGTAGACGCGCCACGAACGCCCAAGACGCCCGCCGCCGACCGATTGACCATCAGGTCTAGTGCCTGGCTATCCTGCGCTGGCGCACCGGCACCCCAAGCTACGACACCGTTCGCGCCAAAGTGGAGGCCGGCCTTGGCGTTGAACTGCCCTAGCGCAGCGCCGTTAGAGTTCTCTATGTGCCAGCCGTAGCCATTGCCGTTGGAGCCGGTCCCAACGAGGTTGGCAATGCCGTTCTTGGTGATGCTGAAATAGCTGACTGAGCCTTTTTGAATGTCCAGCAACAGCGAGCCAGCCGCCGACGCTGTGTCCGTCACGTTCATTTTGATGGCACGAAACGTGGTCGCTATGTCGTTCCAAGTATCAGCTAGGTCGAAGATGTTTGCCATTGGTTAAACCCTCGTTTCGATGGTTGAGCCAGCGCGATCCAGAATAGGTGCTGCTGCGCGATCATAAATTGTTAGCGGTGGACTCCCGCCCCCGCCCCCGCTCCCGCCCCTAGCCGCCATCCCGATCAGTCCGCCAGCGAACAGCATCAGGCAGTCCTGCCGTAGAGCCGGTAGGCGTTCCCCGCGAACTGGATGAGCTGCAGCATGACGTATTGCGCCTCAGTGCCGAGCAGGCCGCCTGTTACGTTGACTGTTGTGCCGGCACCTGCCGCAACCGTCACCTTGCCGGCGCCGCCCTGGCTGATCGCGCAGCAGAAGCCGGGCCGCAGGCCTGCAGGAACCGTCACGGTGACAGCCGATCCCGACGTAAAATCGAGGATGTAGCCGTGGTCGTCGTCGGACAGCGTCCGCGCCGTGGTCGCATCGGTCTTGATCTGCGCCGTGGCGTAGAGGCCGCCATATTCATCATCGCCGATGCGACGAGGCGGTGGGGATCGGAGGGCTGTCCTGGTCATTGGCGGGATCCTGCGCGACTATGGGGTAAGCTGGAACGTCAGGCTCACGCCGGTTGAATCGTTGTTGGAGCCCTTGTAGCCGGCCCACTCGACGGTGATCGGGTCGACGCCGTTGTCGGTCCAGGTCATCATGCCATACTGCTGGCCGGTGCCGGAGGCCGGATACGCCGTGCCCGAGCTGTAGGGGCCGCCCTTGGACGAGACCGGCTTGTTCCACGGACCTGCGTGGAACACGGGGATGTCCATGCCGCCGCCGGTCGCGTAGTCGGCGTTGGCCCCACTGTCGATCGCCTGGGCGTGCATGTCGCCGGAGACCATGCAGATCTTACCCTGCAGGCCGAGGCGCTTCATCTCGTTGGCGATCTCGGCGCGTTCGACGCTGCAAGTGAACCAGTAGTCATTGCCCGAAGCGGAGATCCAGACGCCGGTCTGGACCCAGGTGAAGACGCAGCCTGGGTTGCTAGCCAGGACATTCAGGAACCAAGCCTTTTGAGCAGCACCCATCATGGTCTTGCTGGCGCTGTCGGTGTTGGATTTGAAGGATTTTGCCGTGCGAACGTCCGTCACGATGAAGATCATGCGGCCCATCTTCACCGTGTAGTAGGGAGGATCGGTGAGGCCAGGCTCGACTGGGGTGACGGGGACCATGTCGCGGTAAGCACGGCGAACCGCAGGGACGCCCGTCTGTTGGGTGGACGCATCCGAAAAGCCATCCTCGCCGGCCGAGTCATGGTCGTCATACATGTAGTAGGCATTCACGTTCCGCATCATCTTGTGACGCAGGGGGCCCCTGAAGACCCACGTTTCATAGGCGTTGCGGTAGAGCTGCGGATCGGCGCTGTCGATGTCCTGGTAGTGGATGTCGCCCATGTCGAAGAGGGCGTCAGGATTGCGGTCGATCACGCGCTGGAAGCTGGTGCTGGAGCTGACCGCGGCTGTGTCGCCGGCGCAGGAGCCCAGAGCTACGGAGAAGGTCTGCGGAACGCCTGTCGTGACTTCCTTGATGGTCTTCATGCGCAGCTTCGGGCCGACCCAGGTGCCGTCGCACTCGAAGCGGCCGTAGTAGGTCGTGCCTGGCTCGAGGCCGGTCACGGTGCATCGCGCTGACTTGTTCACCGACTGGATCGCCGGCGACCAGACGAGCTCGTCCATGCTGGGGGTTGTTGCCACCGCAAGCCGGACCTTGCCGTCCTGCGTGAGGTAGACGCTGGCCATGAGGCTGGTCGTTGTCTGCTCACCGGCCCAGACATAGGAGGCTGAGCCCTTGTTGCGCCTGGCCTCGAGGGCGGCCGTCAGGGCTGTGGTTTCGTCGCCTGTCAGAGCGCGATCGACGATGACGCACAGCCGCCAGTCGGTCGTCGGCAGATTGTAGGTCGTGCCGATGTTGACGCCGGTCGAGATCGTAACGCCGCCGGCATCCGTTACGGAGGCGACAGTGCAGGTGGCCCCGAGCGTTGTGCCAAACTGGGCGACCAGCAGGTCGTCGACACCGTCGTGGTCGAGGTAGCCTCGGTAGACCGGGTGCGTGGTGAGCGTTTGCCGAGACGCCGCTCTAGCCATGTAGCCAGGCATCTCCTGGCACTGGAGGTCTTCGATCTCCGTGTTGCCCGCCGTGAAGCTCTGCCCGAAGTGCAGATAGGCGACACTGCCAGTGGCGACGAAGAAGGCTTCCTTGAACCCGGAGCCGATGGCCCCGGAGGTAGACATGAGCTGTGTGGACAAGGCCGATGTGGCGGTGCCGACGCTCCACAGAAAGTCCACGCCCTCGGCGCGGAAGCTAACGCGATACATCTTGCCGGCGACGGTGGTCAGCGTCTTGTAGACCTGGCCGTCGAGGGTGCCGGTGGTCGTAAGGACGAGCACACCGCCGACAACGCCAGCGCCAGCAGGGCTGCCGTTGGAGATGTTGAACCAGCCGGAGTTGTTCGGCATCGCCCCGTTGACGTGCGTCACAGGCGTGTCGACCAGGGCGCCAATCATGTTGGCGCCTATTGAGGCGCTTGCTGCGTCGTCGCTGAGCGCCCAGTCCTTGGTGTCGATGATGCCCCAGACCTGCGAGCCAACGTCACCGATCACTGCGCTTGAGGTGTAGAGCGACTCGAAGCGGTCAGGATCGAAGACCGCGCCGCGCTCGCCGTTGCTGAAGAGCTCCTCGAGGATGTCGTCTGGCTCCTCGGGGATGGCCGCGACGCGCTGCATCTCCACACGGATGCCAGAGGCGCCGCCTGGGGACTTCTTAACCAGCACATGCACCTCGGCGCCGTCGACGTAGGCCGCGGTGATCTCCTGGCCTGGCGTCATGTAGCCGCCAGTGGCCGCGAAGTCGGTGTTGCTGTCGTAGTGGGTCGCGCCGCCAAAGGTCTTGATCAGGATCCGGGCGGAGAAGCCGCCATAGCCGAAGACCTTGAAGCGGTAGGTCTCGGCCCCGATCGGGTTATGCGAGAACCAAGAGCGAGTGCGGTTGTCGGAGCTCTCGTATTTTACCTGCTGCCAACGCCACCACGGCTCCGGCTCAGTGACCTCCACGTGGGCCGGGCGCGGCCGCTTGATGACGATGAGGTTGCTGTCGGCTGTCGTGGTATCCGGGCAGACAAGCAGCCGGTCCTGCGTGTTGAAGCGGGCGGTGTAGGGCGAGGACAGGATGTTCGTCCCCGAAACCCACTGCGGCAGGCGCATTGAGAGCAGGTTCTGGTCGTCCCAGCTCACCGGCGTGAACGCTGCGCCGGTGCCGTCCACCCAGCTATCCTGGCTGGCACGGACCTTGAGCGCGTTGCGCACGTTGGTCAGGAAGGTCTGGCGAACAGCAGTCGTGCTGCCGCTGTTGGTGGTCGGAGCCCAGTCGGAGCCGATCTCGCCGAAGAAGGCGAAGGTGTTGCCGTCGAAGCCCGTCATGTCGGTGACGTAGGCCCCGTGACGCATCAGCGTCTTGGCCATCGCCGTCTCGTAGGTGTTCAGCCCCGTCAGGGAGAAATCCGAGGGCAGCAGCAGGTGCGAGCCCATGCGGACGCCAGGGTTGGCGTTGTTGACGTGGTTGTAGGCCGCCTTGCGGTTTTCGTATTCCAAGTAACCGCGGGCATCCTCGAGCATGGCCGGATAGGCCGGCTCGTGGTCGATGGCTCGGCCGGCGAGCGCGATGGCCAGAGCATGACCGAAGCCGTTGCCGGCTGCGGCGGCGGCCGCAGTGGTGTAGTCGTGGATGCGTAGAGCGCCGCCAGCCGTCGAGGCGCCTACCGCGCGCGGCCCATCAGGGCGCTCCGGGTAGGGCCAGCCCAGGCCGCCAGCCGGAATGCAGGAGTATTTGGCAGCGACCCATTTGTCGGTGGGGTTGGCCTCGGAGAACGGCTTGCGCAGCTTCCAGAAGGAGTGAAACACGCCCAGGATCGGGTCATAGATCTCGGCGTGGCCGTCTGAGCCGGTGGCCGGTGTGACGGGCGATGTGCCGTCCTCGTTGGTGGGCCAGCGCGGGATAACAACAGCGCGGGTCTTAGCCTCGTCGCCGACATTGACGTTGGCGCTGCCGGAGAGGCCGTAGACCGTCATCGACGGGTCGCCCTCCTTGGCCTGGCTCATGAAGGTGCCGTAGCCATTCTTGTTCAGCCAGGCGACGTGCGCGGTGGACGCGCCGGCCGAGGTGTAGAGAAGCGACCGGATGCCCGTGGCGCTCAGCGTCGGGTTAACCGGGTAGGCGTTCCAGGGGCTCTTCTGGTGGTAGGGGTTCTGGAAGCCGCCAAAGCCTGACTTAAGGGCGTCCAAGCCCTCGGCCTCGAGCCACTCGAGCTGGAAAGCGCTCTGCACCATCTCGGCCACCACAATGGTGAGGGTTTTGGGGGTCGACTGGGTGTTGGCGCCGGTGGCTGTGACCTGGATGACGTAGGTGCCGGCCAGCGTGCCTGGATTGAGCGTGGCCGTCGGGCCGGTCACAGTGGCGCTCGCCTGGTTAGCGCCGCCGGTAAGCGCCCAGGTGACAGGCCGGTCGGCCGTGAGGGGGACCGCGTAGTCCTCCCCCGCGAAGAAGGTGTGTTGGGCGGCCGTCGTGATGACGGGAGCGCCCTCGTAGACCTCGTTGAAGACCGTGATCGGGTAGACGAAGCTGGTCGTGCGGTAATAGCCCGTTGGATCCTCGAGCGTGATCGTGATCGACGGGAGCGGGTTGGTCTCGAAGTCGGCCGGCGTGTCGGTCGTCAGCAAGGTGCGCGTGCTTGGCGTCTGTACCTTGAACCAGCCATTGCCGCCGCTGAGCGTCATCAACGCGCCATCGAAGACGTTCGAAAACACGCCTACGACGGTCTCGACGGGGGAATTCTCCGTGACCGAGCTGTTGCTGAGGGACGGGCGGGGCGGGATCGCGGTGACGGTTGTGTCGTCACCGATCCGCGGCCGACGAATGGCCGAGCGCGTTGTGGACCGGATCAACGGATCAGGCCTGAAGCAGGTAGTCTACGGACCCAGAAGTGCGGGTGAAATAGACGCGCACCGGAACCTTGGTGGCGTTCTCGACGACGACCTCGGCGTTGCCCGTGTAGCTCTCGATCGTGTTCCAGGTCGCGCCCATGGCGCGCTGGACATCGACCGTGCCGACCCAGGTGCCCGAGATCGAGACGTCCACCACTTTGCCAGCGAGGGAAGTGCCTTCGCCTGTCGCTGCAATCGTGCCTGAGACTTGCCTTGCCATGTGCGCCGGATCCTCGTTGTCGCGTTTGGGACAGGGATGTGACGCACTACCGACTAAGAGGGGCGATTCGGCAGGCAGGGGGTAGAATAGCACGACCGGGAGGTGTCGCCAAAATGGAGGCGCTGTATGAGCTCTGCACGACAGGTGGCCTCGTAGGAATTTTCGTCTGGTCAGACCTGACCATCGCGCTCTCGTATTATTCCATCCCGATTTCGATGCTTCTCGTGCTTCGCAACCGCAAGGAAGACCTGCCCTTTCCCGCAGTGTGGATCCTGTTTGTAACCTTCATCGCGGCCTGCGGGACCACTCACCTGATCCATGTGTTCTCTCAGCTCCAGCCAGGCGAGACCTGGCTCGAGGGCGGCGTGCGCATGTTCACAGCCACGGTTTCGGCGGTAACGGCGGCGGCGATGGCTTTCCTGATGCCGAAGATCAAAAACCTGCCCAGCCCGAAGCAGGTTGAGTTGATGCTGACACGCGAGCGGGATAGATGCGCCGTGGAGCGTGACCATGCCCTGGCGGCGCGAGACCACGCGATCAAAGACATGTATCACCGCGTCGGCAACATCGCCGCGATCACAAGCGCAGCCCTACGGCTGGAGCAGAAGCCAGGAGCGGATCCATTGGAGATCAAGGAGCAGGCTCTGGAAGCCATCCGCGCCCTGGCGCTGCAGCATCAGGAGATCGCGCACGACGTGGTGCTGCGTGCCGAGACCACCCTCGACCTGGCCAGGGTCAATGAGGAGATGGCGCACATGGTCCTGGAGAGCGTTCAATCTGGCTTGACGGAACCAGCTCCGGGGCGTTGATATTGATGCTGTAGCAAATCACTAGCGAGGCGGACATGATCATGCCCTGGTGACGCGGACTGCCACGGACGGGCAGTAATGAGCCTTTAGCGGGCGCCGATGATGACCACGGCGCCCTTTTTCATGCCCAGGATCCAGCCATGCCGACAGACCCGCTGCGCAATCTCGACCGCCTCCGACTGCCAAATGTAGATGAGTTAATGCGTCGCGCCGCAGAGCGTGATCGGAACAATCCGACTCGCGATCCCTTCTACTCCCAGCGTGGGACTGGAGACTTCGATGCGGAACCGACAGGTAGCAGCCGAAATACTGACGATGACGGAGCTCGAGCTGATCGAGCACATCACGGGTAACAGCACGGCGCTGGAGCCGATCAGCTTTCAAGAAGTCCAGGACGTATGCCGGGCGCTGCTGACGCTGACGGCGCCGCCGGATCAGCCGATCCGCCGTCCGTGGGTGTATTCGAGCTGAGTTCCTCGCAGAACATCTCTAGCAGGCTGGCTCTGTAGGTGTAAGTCATCGTTCCGACGAACCTGAAGCCATCAAAGATGGACTGCTCAAAGCAGAACATGCCGTTCTCGGAAATCCAGAAGTCAGTCCCGGTGACCGCCTCGGCCGGCGCCGGCAGCAGGGTCGCCGCGCCAGCCGCTGCAGTGCCGATCAGGAGCTCACGCCGGTTCATCGTCGCCCCAGTACGGCTCTAGCTTCAGGTCGTAAATGCTGGGCACTAGAGCCTGACTCATCGTGTCGCTGAACTCGCCGGAAATCTCTGAAGGCGCGCCTGATGGCGGCACGTCCCGCACCTTGTCCACCTCGAGCTCGACGACCTGGTATTCGTCAGGCTGGCCAAGGTTCACAGCCTTCCGCCTGACGATCTCGGCGTCGGCGCGTTGCTCGGAGCTCCAGACGGACACGGTGCTCTCGTTGGCGCCTGCGTAGTCGTAGCACTCAAGGATTGCCCAGACTTTCATCGCCGGCCCGCTGGTCCGATTTCAGACGTGCAGTCGTTCTTGTAGCCCCTAGCACCAGCGGGGCACCACACATCACCGGCGTCTGCTCCTATCCGGCCGATTGGCCGGCACGCGCACCATACGGTGACAGTTCGGAGCAGAAGGGAAGTGGCGAGGGCTGGTTTCAGAGCTTGCATGGGACTGGTTCCGAGCCCTCGCCTTTGGCGCATTGCGGTATTCAGGCGGGAAACCGCTAGCGTCAAATCCTGGGGCCCGACGTCTGGAGTGACCCCGGCTTTCGGCAGCTTGCGCTGCACCCTGAGTCGGAGGCTATGCGTGTTCGCGCGGCAGCTCAATCGGCATAAACGGGGCTCAACATCAAAGTCTGGTCGATCACTATCGCCGGGTGCGGGCTCATGTCGTAGATGCGCGCCGTCGCGTCGATGAGGTCGTCGTGCGGCGCTAAAGGAAACAATCTGAACTCCTCAAAGAACATGCGCGTCAGGTCATAGGCGCTGCGGTCGTTGGGATCCCGCCGCTGGATTGGCTCGATCACCAGGAAGCCATCTCCGGACTGCCGGAGCTGGCGCTCCATCTTCGACTCGTAGGGGATGTTGCCGCGCTCGGGGTTGAGCTTGATCGGCTTCCACCGGACCTCGCCGCTCTCCTCGTCCACATACCAGTTGCAGACGCGCGGCCCAGACTGAGGTCTGCCGTCCTCGCCTATCCAGGGGGCGTTGTTCACATAGACCTTGGCCGGCAGGAAGAAGCGGCTGTTGCCGAAATCCGGCTCGAGGCGACCGACGCGGGCTTTCTTGCTCTCGTTGCCCTCGCGCGTCCAGTTCAGCTCCTGGATGGGGAAGTTTTCAGCGTCGGGCATCATCATCTGCTCCTGGAAGTAGTCCAGGTCGGACTGCATACCGTAGCGCTCCCAGCCGACTTTGATGCTCTGCACGCCTGGTGCGTTGTCCGGCTTCCACTTCCTGTAGAGGTTCTGCAGGTTCTTCCAGCGATCGGTCAGGCGCATGCGGTGCGCATAGCCGTCCAAGAGATACTTGTTGCCGGTGCTGTCGACGCCCACCACCACGATCGCCGTGCGGTCGGAGGTCTTGGCCTTCGATCCATGGGACGGATCGCCCATGATATAAATGTTCAGAACCCTCGGCCTGGTCGCGTAGGAGCGCAGTGACCGCGGATCGAACATATTGTTGCTGCCCTCGAGGGGGTTCTGCAGCATCTGCGCGGCGCAGCTCGAGCGCTGATCGCGCTTCACCTTGTCCCAGGCCGCCTGACTCATGAAGACGGGGACGCCCTCCATCTTGCCGTTGTGCGTGGCTGGGTATTTGCGTTCTTGCACGGAGCCGCGGGACATGATCAGCCCATAGGTGTCGCCGTAGCTATTGCTCGAGCAGAAACCCTCGATGACGTAGTTGCCAGTTTCGGTTTCGAGCCAGTGCACCTCGGCCGTTCCTGCATCCTCGTCGGATGTGACTTTGAGGCCATCGGTCGTGAGCTGCCCGAACAGGCTTTCGGCGATTTTGTCCCGGCGTGTGGGCGCGATCTGCGCGAGGAAGCGGTAGCGCTCGCGCCACCCGCCGTTGATGTAGAAGGCGCAGCGGTCCTTCCATGCCTTCATGTTGAGGTGTGGCTTGGACGGGACAATAGTGCCTTCGCTTGGCTTGAACCATGACTCGGTCCAGACAAAGCCGAGCGCACCAAGCGCTACGCGCACCTTTTCGATCAGACCGGGGTTTGCCATTGTCTGCGTGAGCGCAACCACGCCGCTCGGATGGTTCTTGTTCTTCTTGAACGTGCCCTCACCGTCATAGAACCCAGCCAGCCAGCCGGCTTCGCGGCCAGGATCAGGATCGACGGGGACGAGGAGCTGCCTGATGTGCATCAGGTGTCCTGCAGGTGCCTTCTTGCCCTTAGCCCGCCTGCCATGGCCAGGAAGCGCCAGAGGCGCGTATTCGGGCCCGCCACCATGTGCACCGCGCCACCAGCGATGATCCGCTGTGCACGTCACTGTGCGCCCGTTCTCAAAGCCAAAGCGCCGGACGGGCTCGTTAGCATGCATGCCACGGTCGACTACCTTGGATGGTCGAAGCCAGCGCTTACCGTCGCGCAGTTCCCAGCCGACGATTTCATCGCCGACCTTCACCTCGGAAATTGGCTTGTGGGACCAGTCAGACATGAGGATTCGCATGCTGCCGATTGTGCAGTATCTTGTCCCGATGTGCCAGCGCCTGGCGTTCTCACCGGAGCCCAGGTTGGTGGACAGCTCCCAGCGTTGGGTGCATTTCTTGACCTGCTCCTCGTTGTTGACGAGCTTCTCGGTGACCAGGTCGTCGTAGATCAGGAGGCGAAAATGTCGGCCCGTAGGCATTCCGTCGATGAGGCCGTAGGCCTCGACTGTGCGCTCCTTCGGGTTGCTCACACGCTTGACGGCTATGCCTTTATCGACAGCCCAGGTGGGAGCTTCCGCCTTCGGATTAGCCCACAGGACGTCGCTGTAGATGCGCTTCAACCGCTCGTTGCCGGCGAGCTCCTCCGCGATCTGCATCAAGAAGGGTCTCGCTACGTCGTTTTTGGCCGCGAAGATCCCGATCGTGATCTCGGGGTCGGCGAGGATCTCCTGGATTGCCCCCGCGAACGTGATGATCGTGGATTTGTAGTGCCACCTGGCCCAGAGGTCTAAGCGGTCATCAGGGTCAGCCTCGACCTCGCGGCAGCGATCAAATAGCCAGGGGTGCCGCACGTCCTTGCGATTGCAGAGGTAGGCGAGCAGGTAGAAGCGGTCGTTGCAGCCGAGAAACGCCAGCTCGGTGTCGGTGAGCTCGTCCTTCTCCTCGATCGCGTCGTACATGGCAGAGGCGGTCCAATAGTCGGCCGCCTTCAGGGACTGCACCAGGCTCACGGTCGACAGCACTCGGCAGTCGGGTAGGTAGCGCAGGCCCTTCATGGGCCGACCTTACTTCGCGCCCTGGAAAGCGGCCTTCCGCTCCTCGGCCTGGCGCAGGATCTCCTGGAAGTCGAAGGTGACCTCTTCGCTGCGCGCCTTGCGCTCGGGCGGTGGTGGCGGCGTGTTGGCTTTGATCTGCGCGATGTCCGTGCGCACTTTGCTGTCGGCCACCATCAGCTTGGCGGCGCACTCGACGATCGTCAGCACGTCCTTCAGGCTGGTCGGTTCATGCGCATCCAGGAGAGCTGTCGCCTTGGCGATAAGGCCGGCAAGCAGCTCCTGGCCGTCGTTGAGGTTAGCCATCTGCTCGACCACGGCCGCGGCCACAGCCTGGCGCGTCTGGTCGCGAGCCTGGACGGCAGCACGCTCGACGATGTCCCATTCCTGCATGCGCTCATGGACGCTCTGGCGCGCGATGATGACGCCCTTCTGACGCAACGCAGCGGCCATGTGAGACGGGCGCCGGGCGCCGGCGGGCAGCGAGAGGTAGAGCTGCATCAGCTCCTCCTCGGTGACCTTGGCTGGCGTCGGCATCAGTCGAGATCCTGGGGCGCGAACTTATCGATGGGAGACGCCGAGTAGACGTGGGCGCGGTAAGGCAGGCCCAGGTCGCGCGCTGCCAGCACCTCCGTCAGTCGACGCCCGACCAGCTCGTCGATCACATCCACGACCTTCTGGTGCTCAGCGTATGCCGTGCGAAGGGCGATGAGCTCGTCGTAGGTCATGGCTCGGTCGATGCTCATCCGTAGGCCTGGTCGCTGACGAGGATGAGGTTGTCGTTGTTGCCGTGCAGCGGCGGCAAGGTGAAGCGGTTGTCCGCGTAGGGCTCGCCCGGCATCGGGCCAGCCAGGGGGTTGTCCCAAATTTCGTCCTCAGTTGAGGGCGCGAGCTGGGACAGGGCCGTGCGATATGGCGCGCCGGTGCGCAGCCAGGGCGATGGCAGGTCGAACACCTGCAGTGAGCGGATGAAGGTCGTTGCGGCCTGGAGCGCAGCGTGCAGCTCCTCTTTGGTCGCGTCCGGTGTGTTGAGCGCCTCGAACTCTGCGGCGCGCTCGCCGATGCTGGGCATCATCATGATGGTGTGACCTCCGCGAGGATCTCGATGCGTGCGTCGAACGTCTCGCCTGGGTTGATGGCGACCGGGGCGGCGTCGATGGTGGCCTGGTCGACCTTGCGCAGCATGGCCGGCTCGAAGGCGTCCCAGTGATGGTTGCCTCCCACGAACCACTCGCAGCTCACGAGCTTGGATTTCGACGGGCGGCCGCTGATTGTCATCACAGGGCCACCGCTCAGCATCTCGACTGTGTCGCCGATCTCAAAGGTCATGTGGCTTCCTCCAGGATCCAGGTGCGCCGCAGACTGAAGCGCTTGCCGTCGGACGTGACGAGGGTGTCACCTTCCTTCATGCCCATTCTGACTTCTTGCTCGGCTCGATCGAGGCGTCGGGACAGCGCCTGCTCGATTGCAGCCTTGGCCGCCAGGGCGCGGGCAATGCGCACCTCGGGGTCCATGGGTTTGTCGGGTTTGTCGGGTTTGGCCATCAGCTCGTCGAAACTCATTGGACCCTGCCACCGTTGTCGTTCGCGATGCCGGGCATGCCGAAATCGCGGGTGGTCATCTCGGCCAGCATCGCCTCGAACTCGGCCTTGTTGACGTCGAGGGCCTGGCCGATGGCCTCGGCGAACTTGGCCGACGGCACGATGCCGCGATTGCCATGCGCCAGGTTGACCGCCTCATTGTGAATCAGGGTGGCAACGGCGCCGAGCGTAGCGATCGAGCCCTGGATGGTGGCGTATTCCTTGGCGCGCTCGATCGCGGTCGGCATGGTCTCAATGAGTTCGCGCACCTGGTCGAGTGCCCTGGCGCAGTCGCGCATCGTCTTGGCGACATCCGGTTCTTCAAACGCGATGCGGCCGGCAGTGTCAGTCGCCCGCTTCACCAGCTCTGTGTCGAAATTCATTGGAACTGCTCGCGAGGCTGTGGTGTTTAGGCTGTGAGAACACGGCCCTGAGCCGTGCTTACCGTCGGTAGTCTCGTCCCAGTATTCAGTCCCATTCCATCCCGTCTCATTCCATCAAAGGCTCCCTCCGCGGGAGCCTTTCGCGTTTCAAAGACGAACCTGGCGTTGCTCTGCTGGATGTCGTCGACCTTCTCCAGGCGCAGCGTCCTGAAGGATTCACGGGTGACGATCTTGGTGCCCTCTGGGCCGGGCTGGTAGACGAGCTGAGTGCCTGGCACTCCCAAGCCGTTCTTGCCGCCCTTGGCGAGCTGCTCGATCAGGTCAGCGCCCGATGCGCAGTCGCACTTGAACGGGAAAGCCTGGCGCGTCCCATCTGACTTCGTTTCTTTGAGCGTAATGAAAAAAATCGCCATCGAATCCCCTGTGTCATGGGGAGAGGCGAAGCGTTGCCGGTCCCGATGACTCGAACAGTGCTCCCTACGAGCACAGCTTTAGACGGGACGAGACGATTCTGGTAGTGATTTCAGTGTCTTAGGGTGGTGCGGCCGCGAGAAGGGACTCTCACATCGCGGCCGGCACCTGATAACCCTAGAAAGGAGGGCCCCCGACATGAGGAACAGGGGCTCTGCCGCGCATATTATGCGGCATCTCCTGGAGATTCGGCAAGAGGGCCAACGGGTTGGCGTCGGTCGGTCACGCCCACGCACTTGAACAGCAAGCGATGCGCGCGCCCTCCTTCTCCAGCCTGTCTTTGAGCAGATGGTAGTCGTCGTAGTGCAGGCAGACCGTGGCCATGTCGCGTGTGCCTAGCCAGTCCAGGAAGTCGACGAACTCGTCGATGCCCCTCATCGCGCTCATAGCGCGGTCCCTGACCAGCGGGAGATGATCGGCTCGCGGCTGGGTTGGGGTGTTGACCACAAGCCTGGATCGGGCGGTTCCCAGTTGGTCTGGTAGGCTGGGTTGGGGTCGACCTTGGGCTCCTCCGGCACGCGCGCCTCCTCGGACAGCGGTTGGAGCGGGTCGCCCTTGATTAGCCTGGCCTCGAGCTCTCCGATCTCGGTCTCACGATCGACGTAGTCGCTCGGCGAGGCCGTGTGCTCGGGCAGCGGCGGGTTGTCGTTGCCGTTGAACCCTCTCAGCACACGCATCTTGTCTACGGCGTCCCTGTTGCGAAGCCGGGGCTCGCCGCGCAGCCTCTTCAGATCCTCGTCGGTGATCGGCTCGGGCTTCGGGAGGTTGGGATTTTTCAGCACGCCAGTGCCGGGTAGCCTGCGCGCCGGCTCCTCCGGCTCCTCGGACAGCTTGCGTGCGGCATCGATCATCTCGGGCAGCTCCTTGATCGCCTCTATGGCCCGGTCGTTCGCCCCGCGGGGCTGCTGGCCTTTCAACTCCGCGATCTGGTTGTGCAGGTCGTTCTCCGTGCTGCGCGCCTGCTTGAGCTGGTATTCGGCCTCTTTTTGGCGCTCGATGAACCTCGCGTCGGAGCGACGCTGGCTGTCGAGCATGTTGGCGATGGTCTCGTGCAGCTCTTTTATCTTAACCTGGCGCCGGACGAGCTTCATGGTCAGCTCGCCCAGGTGCATGGCGATGGCGCGGTCCTCTCTCATGTGTCAGCTCCGTGGGGTGTTGGACGCAATGAACGCTGGCGTACTGGGGCTGCGTGCCCGGCACGGTGCAGGCGCGGTGCTCCTCCGGATAGATCGGCAGCGTGGATCCGGCGGCGATGGCGAGGGTGATGGCGAGGCTGGGCATGGGAGCTCCTGTTGTTAACGCAGGGGTTAACACCGATGCCGCTCATGGGGTCCACTCGCAGTCGACCGCGGTCGCCCCGGTGCGCTTCAGTTCGGCCTCCATCTCAGTGCAGAAGCGTGTGCGCTGGCTCGCGGCCACGATCCAGTACATCAGGGCAAGCGCCAGAATGACGAAGATGACGATCCTGTCGATCTGGGTCATGGCGGCGCGGCCTCGTGCTCGATCACCAGCGGCCCACTGGCCTGGTCCCTGGCCTCGGACGTAGCGAGCAGCGACGCTGCCATGCTGCGCAGGTCGTCGTGTGTGATCGGATCAGGGTCGGTGGTGCGCCCGTCCAGGTGGTCGTCGATCTCCTGGTCGGTCATGGGCAGCAGCTTGCCGGCGCGGGCCAGGACGGGCTTCGTCGGGTCGTAGTCGATCATTTTTTGGAATCCCCAAACGTGATGATGAGGAGGCGCCACGCGAGCCAGAAAAGCAGGACGCCAGTGCCGACCACGAGCATGCCGGTCAGAGTCTCGGTCGCGAAGCGTGTCCAGAGGTAGAAGCCGACCGTGTTGTTGATCGCCTCGGAGATCTGCATGGGGTCGATCATGGCGCCATCACCTCACTCAGACCGGCGATCGCCATCACCAGGTTGACGACGCCCACCACGGCGAAGAACACGCCCAGGGCTACGGATGGCCTGTGACAGTCAGGCTGCAGGTGCAGCACCGCCAGGGCGCCCAGCAGCAGTGCGCTGGAAAACTGGTAGGCTGGGACCATCCAGGTCATGGCGCCACCTCCGCGGTGAGCCAGGCGTAGAAGCTATCGGCGCGCTGCAGCAGATGCTGAGTGCCCTGGACAGAGTGACAGCCGGTCTGGTCTGTCGCCTCGACCGCCATCATCAACGCCAGCTTGCGCAACTCGTAGAGCTGGTCAGGGTCGAGCTCCCCGTATTGACTGACCGCGGCCGCGAGGGCTTCGAACTTGGCGTTCAACTCGGCCCTCTTGGTCTCATATGACGCCTCGTCAGGCGGTGGCTCGTCCACGGCGCCAGGCAGTGGCGTCCAGGGCGATCCGTCCCAGTTGTTCATGGCTTCGCCTCACCTTCCAGGAATGCGCGGATGCGCTCAGCGTCTGCCAGGAGCTGCTCGGTGGTGAGTGGCCCCGCTGTCTGGGCAATGCGGATGGATTCGCGCCTGACCTGGTTGCGCCGCTCTGCCTCGAGGCGGTGCTCTTCCGCCAGGGCGCGCTCCTCATTCCGCAGGGCGGCTTTCGCGTAGATCTCGTCCCTGCCCTCCTCGTATTTCTTGCGCGCCTCGGACCTCTCGGGGATCTCGTGGGTCTCGCCCTTGTGCAGGAACCTCATGGCGTCTCCCCCGCGAGGTATTTGCGGATGCGCTCGGTGTTCGTGATGAGCTGCTCGCTGCTCGCGTCCGGCCACATCGCTATGGCCACGTCGAGCGCCTCACGCCGGAGCTTATGATCGCGCCGCAGCCTTTCTGCGCGATCGGAGCGCTCCCATCCCGCGCGCCTCGTCTCCTCGTCGACAGCGACATGCCGTTGAAGCCAAGCGTTCCACATTCGTCAGGCATCCTGTCGTGAATCGGAGGGTTTCGTCACCGTGCGCGATGCCTGCTTCGGGGGCGCCGCTGTCAGGGCCGCGACGGTTAGGCTCGCCAGAGCGTCCTCCATCTCCCCGATCTCGCGCTGCAGGGTCGAAGCCTTAGCCTGGGCTCGTGAGGCCTCGCGCTGGACGCCGTGCAGGTCGGTGAGCAGGCCGGCGAGCTCCTGCTGGCGCTCGTCGATCTCTTTGGAGAGGCAGATGATGGCCGCGTTCAATGCACCGCTCCCTTGCGTTTGACCTGGTAGGCATAGTGCCAATCCCCGAGACGCTTGGCGGCGAGATGCACCACCTCGAGCTCAGCCAGGGCTAGGAGATACCGCGCCACTTCGCGGGCCTCCGCGAGCACGTCGTCGCTCATATGCCGGCCACCCAAGAGATCCTTCGCGAGGTAGCCGGTGTAGTAGGTTGTCCACCGTTTCGAGCGCTCTGGATCCTGCATCCACTCCACCACCTCCCGCATGTTCATCCCGTGAGCGAAAACAGGTCTGGGGTGGTCGTAATCGAAGCCGGCGGGCGGGCCGGCGAGGATGCTGGCTTGTCCGGCTCTGCCGGTGATGGCGAAGCGGCCGCGGGCGCTGGTGCTGGGGTATTCGCGGTATTGTCGTTGAGCCATGGGTTCACCTGGTTGATGAGGGGGATGAGTTCGCCGGCGGCCTTATGGTCGCGGCAGTACCAGCGGCCGACTGTCTTGCGCAGCAGATCGACGCCGAAACCGAATGCGCCCCAGCGGGTGCAGCCGGGATGCTCGCAGCGGTGCTCGAGCGCGTAGACCTTGTAGCCGCTGTCCTTGTTCTCGCGGACGAGGCGCTTGGTGAGCGTCATTCGATCACCAGCACCTTTCCGCCCATCCGCTCGGCAACCTGCGCCAGGAGGGCATCGCGGCCGGCCCGGTAGCGCTTCATAGCCCTGGCGCTGAGCCGTTTGGGGTCCGGCACGTCGGGTGACCATGCGCACGTCATGCCGCCCGGTCCTGCAGCTATCTCGACGGTATAGCGCTTGTTCACCTTGACCTGGGCGGTCAGCACCCATTCGGCGGTCATCGCGACGGCATCCCCCAGTTGGGCTTAACCGGGGTCTCCGTGAGGAGCCAGGCAAGCACGACGCCCAGGTTTTCGCTGGTGCAGCCGTACCCATGCTCGATGCGAGTCAGGCTCGCTACCGGCACGCCGATCTCTTCTGACAGATCGCGGAGGGTGATTTTGTTGGCGTGGCGGTAGCTCGCCAGGACGGGTCCGAGCTTCATTTCACAACTCCGTGATCGGTTGGATTGCCCGCTTGACTATACGCTGATTGCGTATAATATCCGGTTGTCAGCAAGGGAGAACACAGATGGCCTATGAGCAAGCATTGAGGGGCACCCACCACGTTCCGCAGCGCGGCCGCGGCCCCTACACCGCGGAGGTCGGGGGCTCCTCCTGGGCAGGTGGCCCCATCGCCGAGTTCTCCACCATCCGCGAGTGCCGGAAATTTGCTGAGTCTTACGGCACCACGGCCGACTGGTGCGTCATCGAGGACCGGCGCGGCCGCAAGGTCGCGGAGCATCGCCGGGACAGCTCCGGTGACGGCACGCGCTGGTTCCGCGCCACGATCTAAGGGAGAACGCAGATGAAAAAGGCCGTCATCCCAAGCAGCCTGGTTTTGCACAATGTCCGCGAGTTCTCCCCGGCTGGCCCTTGCCTTTCCGTGGGCATCTTTCTCCGCGAGACCGAGAAGACCTACTTTGTGGCCCGTCGCGGTCTCGAGCGGCGCGTGAAGAAGTCCACCCTCCTCCACACCGAGCCTTGCACCCGGTGTGCCGACCATCCGCAGACAGTCTTCCCACATGGTTTCAACGACTGATGACCCCCTCCGAACACCTCGCCGCATGGCGAAGCGAGCACGGCCTGAGCCAGTCTCAGGCCGCTGCCGCGTTGGGCGTTTCCGTGCGGACTCTGCAGGGCTGGGAACTGGGACGGCGCATGCCCTATCCGAAGCTTCTGGAGCTGGCCTGTAAGCAGGTCGGGCGTAGGAAGCGGGCGTCATAAGACCACCGCCAGTCGCTGCCTCTTAGTCGGCCAAAACCTGGGCGGCAGGTAGGCCCCCCTGTCGACCAGGAACGACAGGAGCTCGCCCTCGCAGCGGAACCACTCACCTCGAACGCGATACTCATCGAACTGCCGATGAAGGCGACGCTCGTCCCTGCGCTCGTAGCCCCTTTCGAAATGCAGGAGAGTGATCTCGAATGGGCAGGCGCAGCGGAGATCTTCAAGCCGAAACGCGATGTGTGCTGACAGGCCGATCTTCACCAGCCCTTCCGTTTCGGCGAAATAAACGCCCCCAACCTTCGGCCAAAGCCGCTGCGGGCGCCTCTTACAGAGCGTCTCCAAATTGGGACCGTTGACGGTCAATCCGTCCCAGTTTTTCGGCCCCGGCATCACGCCACCTCAAAAGTGGAGTGGGACACTTCCCCGGCATATGGCGGGATATGGCGGAAAGTGGGACTGGGTTGCCCTTCCGCTAAATGTCTGTTACTGTTGTATAAATACCCATTGGTCGTGCCCCGGCCAGGGGCACCATCAAATCTGTAAGTAGCTGCTTTCATTGGGCTATTTCGCCCCCTCTGAAAGTGGGACTACCGAGTGGGACTTTTCGTCCTCCAAAACGCTCTGCTGCACGGTCCAAAAGGGCTATTGCTTCGTCGCTCGGAACGTCAAACCACTCCCCGAAAAGACGGTAGTCACGCATCCACGCTTTGAGGGTCCGCTCGATCCTGACGGCCCGGTCCTTTGTGGTCTCCAGCACGGCCTTGAGGTGTAGCCTGGCAGGGTTGCCGCTACGCAGCCGCTTCAGGCGTTCGGCCGGATCGATGGCTATGCCGACCTTGATCGGCTGCTCATCCGCCGCAACGACATACACGCAGCATTTGGCGTCGCCGGGCCTTTCCGGCTTTGGAATCAGGCCGGCTACTGCGGCCTCATATTCGGCACGAAACTCCTCCGTGCCGAAAGGCTGGCGCAGTCGTGCCTGGAGCCATCCGGCGCGACGCACATAGAAGCGCGGGTTCCCACGACGGTCGACATCACGGCGTAGAAACCGAAAGTTACCCATCGGCGTCGCCTGCTTCAGCCAGATCAGCGTAGGACGGGAGCGTTAACACCAGCCCGCGCTTGCCAGCTTCGGAATAGGCAAGGCGCGCGACATCAAACCCGCGCTGAACTATATCCTCGACCGGCATAAGGCCGACCATAGCGCGGCCTGCGCTGTCCTCGCCTGCCGGCGCGCCCATCACCAAGCCCCATTTCTCGATCAGTGCCATTGCGTAGAGGGCCTCGGGTTCTAGCGCCTCCCTGTAATGCGTCATTATCTTGGGTGATCTGTAGTTTCGCAGTTCGTCCACGGCCCAGATTTCGGTGACATTGCTCTCGATGATCTTCTTAGGTTTCACGGCTGATTTCCTTTCGGCTCTGTCGGCGGCTTCTCTGATCCTGCGGCGCTCTTCCATTCCTTCATCATTCATCGCCTCTCTCCTCTTCCAGCCCGAATCCACCGCTGAGAGCGCTCCCTAATCGGGAACGATCCGCCTTCCTGGTGTAGCGCTCGGCCATCTCCATTTTCGTCCAGCCGTAGATCGCCATGAGCTGCGAGCTGGTCACGCCAGACTCGGCCAGGAGCGTCGCCCCGCCCTTGCGCAGACCATGCGCCGAGCAATGCGATAGCCCCGCCTCCACACACCAGCGCTTGAATGAATTGCCCAGCGCCTCCGGTGAGCTGAATGCCTTGCCGCGCTTGGCCACCACAAAGGCCTGGTCGCTGGTCGGCCCGGCTGCGAGCGCCTCTGCGAGCATGGGCAGCACCGGGATGCTGACCTCGATGCCGCTGGTGTCCTCGGTCTTGCCTGGCCGGAACACGATGCGCTGCTCCTTGTGCTGCTGGCGCAGGTGCTGCGGCCCGATCCGGTAGGCGTCGGAGATGCGTGTGCCCGTGCAGAGCATGACCGTCATGGCGACGCGCGGCGCCGAGCCGAGCGGCCAGTGGGCCATGAACTTGCGGATCTCGGCCGTCGTCCAGGTGTGCCAGCCCTCACTCGGCGGCGAGAACGGCTTGACCTCGCGCGTTGAGTCTCGATCCACCAGCTCCTGATGCACAGCCCAGCCATACATGCCGCGGAGGGCCTTCAGCCGGTTGTTGGCGCCGTGCGGACCATGCGCTGCCTTCCACTTGTCCATGGCCGTGACCACGAACTTGCGGGGGCGCTCGGCCCGGCGATCGCCATAGGCTTCGCTGAACTCAGTCAGCATGCGTCGCCTCCGGTCCTGCGTGCCCTTGTCCAGGTCGGCAAAATCGCCGCTCTTGAGATAGCGCTCGACCAGCCAGCCAACCGTGCCGCTTTCCTCGCGCCGGCTGCGTCGCCCGGCCTCGGTCAAGGCACTCGCAACGGCCCGCGTATAGTCCTGGATAAACTCCTGACTGCCTGGCTCGCCGCGGATGCGCTTCTTCTTTGCGCCCGCGACGCGGACGTAGAAGCGCACGTTGCCCTTCCGATCCTTGTCGGAAATCAGGTGCTTCAGGCTGAGCGCGATCACGCGACATCGGCCATTTCGTCAGCCACTTCGCTGCGCCGACGCAGCGATACGTCACTAATCTTCTGATCGATCAGCCATCTGTCCCAGAGAAGCGGCCCCAGGTACCCTTTTCGACGGCCGTGTTTGCCCTTCCCGCTGCGCGTCTCGTCCTCCAGCAACGGACCTGGCAGGCGACCATCCTTGACTCTCTCATCGAACGTGGTGGTGCTGATATTGAGATAGCCGGCCGCCTCCTCGCGGGTGAGTAGGCGCAGTTCTGAAAGGGGAAACAGGGCCGGCGCTCTCATGGCAGGTCGTCCACAGCACGGTCGCGCCTGCGGTCGTACATTTCATCGCCGTCTTCCTCATACCGCCGGCCACCACTGCCGCCGCAGGAGCGGCAGGGAGGATCCTCGCCCAGGCACGACAGGCAGGTTTCCGGGTTGGCCTCGCAGGTGCATTCCTGCTCTAGGATGCCAGCGCCGCCGCAGTCCTCGCAGAGGTCGTCAGGCCACTCGTATTCGGGCGGTGTGGCCAGCTTCCAGGCGTCATACCCAGGGATGCTCATATCAGCCGCTCCTTCTCCTCGATCGCCCGGTAGTCGTCGGCAATCGCCATCATGACGCCGATCTCGTGCTGCGCCGCCGCAGCGGTCATTTTCCGTTCCGAGACGCGGCGGGCGTAGACCCGGTGCCGGCAACTGACCTCGCGCTCGACGGCTTTCAGCTTGTCGGCCGCAGTGAAGGTGTGCGCGGTGCTCATAGCTTCGCCATCGCCGTGTTGAACGCGCGCTCCAGATCCTCGACGTCGGATGCATGGACGAGCCCTCCGTCGACGTAAGGCTGCACCTCGGATGACCAGAAATCGCGCAGGTCTTCCGGCGTCTCGGCCAGCTCGAACGAGTCCGTCCACTCCTTCAGCGCCTTCGGATAGTCGTCGATCAACGGCAGGGGGTCCGGCTCAACCACGGTGGCCGTCTCGATCGGCAGTTCCTGCTCGGCCTTTTCCGGCTCCTTGGGTTTCCGGTCACGCTTGGGACGGTCGGCGAAGGGAACCACGGCAGAGGGTGCCCTCGGCACAGCCGGCGCTTTGGGCGCGGGTGGCGCCGCTGGCGTCACGTCACGGGCGTCGTCACCGCCCTGCAGCTCCTCCGCGATGTAGAGGCCCCCGAGCACGTCAGGGAACACGTCGCGCAAGGCAAAGGCGCGCGCTCGCATCTGCAGCATGCGCTTCGGGTAGTTCTTCCAAGGCCCTGCCTTGCCCCAGAGGCCGGCGACGATCGCATCGTTCTTCGTGAACGTGCGCGTGACCGGGCGCCGTTCCCCCCTGCGGTGGACAGTGCATGAGGCCGACTCCTCGCCGATCGTCTCCTCGAAATCCTCAAGCAGGCCAGAGGCTCGAACGAGGCCGATGGCGGCATCGCCCCAGATGGTCGGGCGCTTGTTGATGACGGCGATCCGCTGCACGGAAGCCATGGGCGTCAGTCCCACCTCCGCGCCCATCATGATCGCGATCATGCAGGCTTCAGGAGATTCCATGCCGGCCGGGGCCAGGCCAGCGGCGCAGACGGCCTCACCCATTCTGTAGGCTTCCGACATGGACTGCGCGACGATGGGCATCAGTTTGCCGCCGGCCATGATCGTGCGCGGCGGCGGCGGCGCGGCCTCCTGCGTGGCAGGCAGGTTGCGGGGTTCGGCTTCGGTGTGGGCTGTTTGGCTCATGCGGCTTTCTGATCCTCCTTGATTTGCACGCCCGGCATCTCAGCCTTTGCGCGTGCGGCCCTGTCGGCGAGGGTCTGCATGAACTGCCGGACCTCGTCCCAATCCTTCACGAATGCCAGGAAGGCGTCGTAGTCGGTGATGACCGCTGTGCGATAAGTGCGCAGCGAGACCTTCTTGCCGGTGTTCCCGACGTTGGGGTTCTGCGCCCTCGGCACGGCAGGGGCGCCGGTGGCCAGCGCCGCCGCGCGCTCCTGCGCCTCGCGCCGGGCCTTCTCCTTCAGGTATGGCTCAACGGCCTCTTTCAGGCGTTTCTTGAGGCGCGTGCCCCAGTCCTCGAGCGGCGTCCAGGTAGAGCGCACCTTGGCCAGCCCCTCGTCAAAGGGCTTGCGATCTTCCTTCAGGTGGCGCTTGGCGGTTTCAGCCAGCTCGGCGACACGCTTCGACCAGTCAGCGGCACGGCTTGCCGCCGCCTCGTCCCTGATCGGGTTGGTTGCGAGCCAACGCTCGATTTCCGCGTCCTCGCCCTCGAGCTGCATTCGCAGCGCTTCCGCCGGATCGGCCGGCATGTTGCTGCCATGCTGCACGGGCGGGGCTATGTCCGGCCAGGGCTCGCCGCCCTCGGCCACGGCGCGGTAAACGTCCTCCGTGATCGGGTTTGGGTAGAGCCGGGTCCACTGCTCGGCGGCGTCATAGACCCTGCCGGCAATGACGCAGACCAGCTTGTCATCGTGCCAGAAGATCGCCGCTGGATCCCATGCGCCGCCCTTCCGCTTGCGGCGGTAGAAGCCCGGCTGCGGGTCGCCCTCGTGAACCATCCCTGGCTCACCGCGCAGGGCGCGAAAGTAAAAGTCGTAGGAGGCGCTCACGCTGCTTTATCTCCCTTGCGGTGTAGCTGACCGCTTGCCGCGACGGTGCGGGTGCGGAAGAAGCCATCGTGTTGTGGGTGGTCACGCATCCAGAGCCGGCCGTAATAAGGGCTGTGGTGGTCGTTGATCTTGAACTCGTCGTCGCCGGTTTCGATCGAGGTTTCCCAGCGAATCCGGTGGATGATGTCGCGGGCGGAATGCGCCGAGTAACCGCGCGCCAGGACACGCGCTGCGAACTTGCAGAAGAGGCGGTAGACGTGCGGGTTCTCCGCGTGGAACTTCCAGAAGTCGGCCTCGAGCTGGGAGGCCGGCTTCTCCGGCGTGCCGAACAGGTCAGGCTGCTCGCTCATTCAGCGGCCTCCAAGACGTCCTGGCCGGGGTAGTCGGCCGGCGCCACGGTCGCCAGCGGCACGAGGTCGAAGCCCAGGTGGTGAGCTGCCTCTCTGAAGGAACGGAGTGCGCGGCGGAGGTGAAAGTCGCGGTCGACACCTTCCTGGACCCAGGGCGCAATCGCGACATGCTCGTAGGCGTGGTGCAGCGGGTATTTTGCGGCTGCGAGCTGGTCGTCGGTGATCGGCATCATTCGGTGTCCACCTTGCCCGTGAAGCGGATGTCGCGGCTGTTGCCCCATCCGCGGGCGGCGTCCTCGGCGCGCCACTGGGCCGCCAGCTTGTCGGCCGACGCGGGCATCACGACCTCGATGTAATAGTCGAGGATGCACGGGTATTTCGCCCGGTCGCGGGCGGCTGGCGCTGCCTGGTAGGTGCTCATGCGTCCCTCCATCCCCGTCAGTGCGGGGTGGGGGAAGCTATACCGATCCGGTATCGACCCGTCAATACCGGGTTGGTATTTTTTTACAGGGGCTTAATCCAAGTTACGCGAGCGGCCCAGTCCACTGGCACGTCGAACTCCGGCTCGCCGCTGGTCGAGATCAGGTGATAGTGGTTCTGTTTCGAGCCAACGCGCAGTTTTTTCACTACAACTCGGCCGTCGTAAAGTCCGCAAACGTAAAGTGCGCGCGGGTCAACGTATTCCGGCGGCGGGTCGCGCCGCTCGTCGTAATAGAGCAGCCAGCCGTCCTCGGCGGCACCACGCATTGAGTCCCCCTTTACAGAGACAGCCACCGTTGTCTCCGAAGCTCCAGGGGGTCGCTCAGCCTCGCCAAAGTCTCCGCTCCCATCGGTGTAGAGGATTGCTTCGGCGCCAGCTCTGACGTGGCCAACGATCCGTACCGGACGTTCGTCAGGCTGCAACTGTTGCCACGATATGCCAAGAGGCCCCGCCAGCCGCTGCGCCCATTTACGGGTAAGCACGCGCACTCCCGTTTCGAGACGGTTAATCTGCGGTTGAGAGGTTTCTGCAGCTTCCGCAAGCTGAGCCTGCGAAAGACCCGCGGCCTCCCGAAATTCGCGGAGCAAAGACATACCCTTTGCATAAATTGTAAGCGCCGCATGGTCTAAGACCAAATCGGTATTTCACGCACTTGTCAAGCCGATACCACACTGGTATACGGCCCGACATGAAGCTCTCAGATTATCTCGAAGCCCTCGGTGAAACGCACGAATCCTTCGCTCAGAAGATCGGCGTCTCCCAGGTCGCAATCTCCCGCTACGCCAATGGTCAGCGGTTGCCCCGCCCGCATGTGCTGGCAGCAATCATCGAGCAGACCAAGGGAGCGGTGACGGCCAACGACTTCGAGTTCGTGAAACCGAAGGAGCAGGCCGCATGAACACCCCCTCTCCCTGCCACTTCGGCGGCGCCATCGTTCCCTTCCCGCGCCGCATGCCGGACGCCTTCTGGGCCGCCTTCGAGGACGACCTGACGGCCTTCGTCGATCACCTCCGCGTCGAGCAGCTTGAGGCTTCCCAGGAGGCGATGATCCTGGGCCTGGAGCGGACGACCGCCGCGGTCATCGCCCGGCGCTTCTGCCCGATTGGTATCGGCCCGCCCAAGCTGCAGCCGCTCCCGCCACTTAGGCGGCAGGGCTAAGTGCCATGCCTATCGGTATCCTTCTTGGCATCGAGGCATGGGCTGCGGTGATCATCTGGGGCCCCGTCGTAGGCGCCACCACGCTGATCTCCTGCGTCCTGGCGCTCGGCATTGGCTTCGAGTGGTCCGACCGCCGCCGCTCACAGCGAGAGCGCGACCATGCCTAACGAGATCCGCCGCCGTGTCGGGCCTCTTCCCTTCGGCAAACACGGCTTCCTCCCGACTTGGTGGCGGGGGTTTCGTGCCCTCGCCACTCTTTTCTGGAGCCAGTTCCTGCGCGTCGACCTCCAGTCCCGCGCAGTGACGACGGGCGGTGAGGATGTTCCCCTCCCTGGCATCCTCCCGTCCGTCGAATTTTCACCGGCGGGGGCCCTCAATGACAATGATCCACATGTCGTATCCATCGCGCTCGCCGCCAACGCGGCCGCTAATGCCGCCGTCCGTGTGGACGGCCGAGCGCATCGAGCTGACACTCCAGCTCTGGCGCGCAGGTAGCAGCGCCTCGCAAATCGCCGAGGTGCTTGGCGGCGTCACGCGCAGCGCCGTGCTGGGCAAGCTGCATCGTCTGGGGGTGAGCAACCGCGGCGCGCCCACCGTCATCGTCCGCAGCAAACGCAAAGAGCCTCGTGAGAGGCCGCCACGCGATCCGAAACCGCCAGCCTTTGCCAGGGAGGCGAAGCCTTTGATCATTCCAGCCATGCCGCCAGACAGTAGGCCGATCCAGTTTCCGCGCGCCACCATGACCGGATGCTCCTGGCCGCTTTGGATCGAGAGCACGCCGGCCGACAAGCGCCTGTGCTGCGGCGCGCCGCTGAACGCCAAGAGCGGCTACTGCCAGACCCATTACGAGATCGCGCACATGCCGCTACCGCCGAGGAGACGCCCATGAGCGGCCTGGTCCTAAGCTTATTCCCCGGCATCGGGCTTCTCGACATGGCCTTCGAGGAGGCGGGATTTTGTGTGGTGCGCGGCCCTGACCTGCTGTGGGGCGGAGACATCAGGCGCTTCCACCCGCCGGCCGGGCGCTTCGACGGCGTGATCGGCGGCCCACCGTGCCAGGCATTCTCCCAGCTCCGGCACATCGTTGAAGCCAACGGGTTTCAGACCGCCCCAAACCTCATCCCAGAATACGAGCGCGTGGTCGCAGCAGCGCGGCCGCTTTGGTTTCTCATGGAGAATGTCCCGCACGCGCCTACTCCCATCGCGGAGGGCTATATCGTTCGCGAGGCGGTTGTCAGGGACTTGTGGTGTGGTGGTCTAACCGAGCGGGTCCGGCGGTTTAGCCTCGGGACACCGGACGGTCGCCGATTACAAATAGAGACTCTTGCGCTCCACGCCATCAGCGGCGAGCCGGCCGTGACTTGCGATATGCGCCGACGCCCGGTGGCACTCGGGGGCTCGGGTAAGCCAAAGCGACGCCCCAACGAAAGCGGCGGCCGAACCTCCTCACTGAACAGGGGATATGGCGCGGAAAGCCTCGACAGAATGGCCGAACTACAGGGCGCAACGGCGGTTCTCGATGCTTTGCGAGAGCATGGCGCTTTCACCGCAAAGGCATTGAAAACAGGCATCGGCAACGGCGTTCCGTTGGCCATGGGTCGCGCTGTCGCAGCGGCCGTGCTCGCGGCCGTCCAGACCAAAGCGAGGGCAGCATGAGCGCCGGCACCAACGGTCAACTCCGCTCGTACATCGAACGCATCGAGCGCCTGGAGGAGGAGAAGAAGGGGCTCGCGGACGACATCCGCGACGTCTTCGCAGAGGCCAAGGGATCGGGCTTCCAGGTTCCGATCATGCGCCAGGTGCTCAAGCTGCGAAAATTGGACAAGGCTGCGCGCGAGGAGGCAGAGGCGGTCCTCGACGCATATCTGCGCGAGCTCGGCATGCTCCAGCCGGAGCTGCCGCTGTGACCGCGCGCTGCCCCTGCTGCGGTCAGGAACTGGCTACCCCAGCGGCTTCCCTGGATCCCTATCGCATCGTCGAGTTTCTGGGGATCTCCGGCCTGCCGTTCATTATGGCTCGCGTTCTGGCGGCGAACTTCGGCCGGGACGTATCGACCGACCTTTTGCAGAGCGTCCTTTGGCCAGGACCGGAGGCGGGACCGCTTTCGGCTCGCGCTTCCCTAAAGGTCTACGCCTGCCAGCTCCGAAGCCTCCTGCAGCCTCACGGGCTCACCATTAGGGGCTTCGGTAAGGGGAGCCGACGGCATGGCCACTACCGCATGCACCGGCTGGCCGCATGACACCGGCGGCAGAGGCACGCAGACACAGGCGCGCCCGCGAGACGCGGGTGCTGCAGCTCAGACTTACGCCCGAGCAGATCCAGCAGATCATCGCGGAAGCGGCGGCTCGGGAAAGAACGATCACACAGCACGTCGTGGCGGAGTGCTGTCGCCTGAGGAGGCAAGAAGATGAAGCGGCCTTGGATGGCATTTTACGTCGGTGACTACCTAGCCGACACTGGACACTTGGGGCCGGCCGAGCACGGCGCCTACCTGCTTTTGATCTTCCATTATTGGCAGCACGACGGCCTTCCAAAGGACGATCGCCAGCTCGCGCGTATTGTGCGGATGACGCCCGAAGAATGGGCCGAAACGCGGCCAAGCATTGCTTCCTTCTTCGACGCGAAATGGCGACACAAGCGGATCGACGAGGAGCTCAAATCCGCGCAGGAAAAATACGCCAAAAGAGCCGCTGCCGGGGCAAAGGGCGGAAAACAAAAGGGAAATTCCCAAGCAATGCTTAAGCCCGGCTTAAGCAAACTGCCAAGCAAAAGCGAAGCCCGGCTTAACCAACCACAACCACATTTAAAGAAAGAAAAAGAAAGAAATTTGGGGGGCAAGAAAGAGGAAGGGGAAGAGCGGCTGATTGAGGTGCAGCCGTACGACCCTCGATGGGCTGCGCTTCGGAAGCGCTGGAGCGACGAGCATGGGCAGAGAGCCCCACCTAGCGGCTCATGGTGGTTTCGTGAATCTTGGGTTCGGGATCTGGGAGCGCAATCATGACCAACCACCTCATCACCGGCGAGCGAGACATGGCGCATGGCCCCATGAGCTACACGGACGCTGCCGGCCGCACGCGGACCATGCGGCGGTTCTCGGCCGACGAAGATCGTGAGATTGAGCGGATGCGCATCGCTGGCCTTTCTCTCGCTGCCGTCGCGGTTGCTGTCGGCAGACGCAAGAGTTCGGTTCAGAAGCGCCTCGATCTCCTGGCGACCCGGGCGGAGGGCGCGTGAGCTGTCAGCGCCGCTCAAGGAGCTGGTCGAGTTTGCTCTCAATGCGCTCGGCCCGGCTCTCGGACGCCCGGAGCCGCGCCTGCACGTCAATCAGGATGTCATGGTCAGCGCTAATATTCTGCTGCTGCTGATCCAGCCTGGAGGTGTTGCGCGACACCTCAACCCGCATCCCATGAACCTGGCCACCTATCGAATAGGCGTAGCCAATCACAGAGACCCCCATCCCGATGAGCACAACGACAGACACCTTCCAGTCGATCTGGAGCGGGTTGAAGACGCCACTGCGCGACCCGTCGCTCACCGTCCTTCTGAGGCGACCGAACCAACCTTCCCTGGGGCTGGGGCGGCTGGGTACATCTGAGGGGCTACCCGTCGTAGAAATTTGTCGATCTCCGCGAAGTGGGTCCAATAGCCCATGAAGTCACTTGCGGGGATAACTGCGGTGGCGACGGCAAGTTGCTCGTAGTCACCAGCGGCGTTGATGTGGAACAGGGCGCCGCCGCTATTCCCACCAGCTATTTGGGGGCTGGCGCGGAGATATTCACTGTCCTTGCCTGCTACCGGGAAGGGGACGCTCTCCATCGGGCCGAGCATGCCGGCCGTGGCTGTGCGTGACAGGCCTTTGGAATAGCCGACTGCGACAGCATCTTCGCCCTGGATGTAGGCTAGATCCCCGGCAGCGAGCTTCACGGTCTTTTCGATGAGGGTCTGTTCGTCAACGAGGACGAGAAGCGCCAGGTCAGAGGCATAGTCCTTGGCTTTGACCTTGGCCTTGTAGGCCACTTCGGAGACGAGGCGATTGGCCTGGTAGGCCTGCTGGTAGACGGTGTGGCCCGTGCCCTCAGCGCCTTCGATGCAATGCTTGGCGGTGAGGATCAGTGTCTCGACCTTGCCGGTCTTCTGATCGCGGTGGCTGTAGATTACGCTGGAGGAGCAGGTGCGGTTGAGCTGCCAGACGGGAGCCAAGGCCTGGTCGTTGAGCTTGGTGAGATCAGTCGCTCCAACCGCTGTTGAGGCGAGGATCATCAGTCCGATTAGGAATAGGCGCATCTGCTCTGTCCTGTATGCGGTCGCGGGTTTTGACGGCATGGACGAGAGATGACTTGGATCGCTGGCACTCGAGGAGCAGCGCGCGATCCGCCTGCCAGATAATAACAGATTCCTCGGAACTTAAAGAGCCATTCGGAATGTCGCTGGGCCCGCGGCAGGTGCGCATCAGCGCCGGTGGTATTTCGGCGAGACTAGCCGCCTCGACCGGAGCGCTTCTGTCTCCTGAGTGGCTGCAAGATAGCATCAGGAACGCGGCAGGCGCGGAAAGCAGCGTCGGCCTTAGCCAGGGCTTTGTCGAGTTCATGGCGCAGCTCCTCTTGCTCGATCGCTGCATGCTCCTCCTGCTCGATTCGATCCAGCTCCAGGGCCGCGATCTGCTCCTGCGCCCGCCTCTTCAACATGGCGCGCTCGATACGAGCCGCCGCGACTTTGGCGTTCCACAGGCGCGCCTCAGCCGCCTCGCCGGCGATGTAGGCCGTGCGGAGTTGCTTGGCGTGCCAGGCCTTGGCCCAGAACACGCCACCGGCGATCGCCAGGATGACCAGGCCGATGCCGACCAGGTTGCGGAGACGCCAGAGGGCGATGACGCCGATCATAGTCCAGCCAGGCACATGGCCCGCTCCTCTCGGCGCCGACGGGTAAGACCTGGCAAGCGGCGGCCGCCGGCCTTGTCCCATTTCAGTAGGGCGTTGCAGGCGCCGCGCAGATCCCCAGCACGCGCCAGGCGCGACATGGAGCTCTTGCAGAAGGCGCCGACGCCGATGTTGTAAGTGACCGAGACCATGGCCCCATGCACCTTGTCCGGCAGGCCGGCAGGCAGGCAGCGCATCATGCCCTGCTCGTGCTCGATCAGGCTGTTGAGCAGCATGGCGTCGCACTCGGCACGGGTCTTCTTCTGACCCATGCGCACGCCCTTGGTTTCGCCGAAGCAGATCGTCGGGATACCGACTGGGTCGCGATAGGCGGCCAGGCGCAGGCCCTCGAAGGCGCCGACCGTGGTGATCAGGATGGCGGTGATTGCAGCACCCTTCTTGAGCCGGGTGCGGCTGGGCATGCGTATCATCGTGGTCCCTCCGCTATGCCGCGCTGGGCTGTGAACCGGGCGATCAGGGCTGCTGCGGTGGCCGCGCCCGACATCAGGGCGAACAGCCCCGGCGGCACGGCGAACTCCAAAAAAGGGAGCGCCACCTCGAGGCCAGTCAGAATGCCGGCCAGAATGATGAAGCGTACCGACCATGCCTTGCCCAGAACGGTTCGCCAGTCGCGAATAATCCTCACGTTTTCCTCCTCAATCCATGGATCCAATGGCGCCCATTCCCGAGCTGCCGCGGTGCCCGCCAGTATCGGTCGTGGCTCCCATTCCGGTGGCGGTTCCGCCCATTCCCGAGCCGGCATTCGGCCCCGAAAGGCCCCCCAGGCCTCCGTGTTCGCCGCCGGCGCCATAGCCGCCGGTGCCGTAGCCGGCGCTGACGCCATCGCTGTTGGTCACGCGCCAGCCACCGCCGATGGCGCTGCTTGGTCCGGCCTGCGTGGCCGACATTCCGGCCGCGGCCAAAGCTGCGGCGACGGCTTCAGGTGACGGGGCTGGGCCGGCCGCTGCGGGACCACCCTGGAATGCGTTAATCAGGCTTCCCACGACGCGAGGGCCGAGAGCTGAGATGAGCGCGCCAAGCGGGCCGCCAGCAGCAAAGCCGGCAATGCCGCGCATTGCGTCCTGTGTACCGATCGGCGCCCCCAGGCCGATCTTGCCGCCTGCAGGTGCAGGGCCGAGCACTTCCTTGATACCCGACGGGAGTGGTCCTTTGACAACGTCTGGAGACGGCGCCGGTGCGACGGTTTCGTCGGGGACTGCCGGAGCCGGTGCTGCCGGGGCCACGCTTGGCTCAGGAGCGGGATTGGGGGCTGCGGGCGTCTCAGGTGCCACCTTGGTCACGGCGGGCGCTGGTGGGGCTCCTGGGCCGGTTACCGCTGGCGCTGTGTCCATAGTGATCGGGCCGACCTCGGTGGGGGCCGGAGCAGCCGGAGCCGGAGCAACTTGCGGCGTCGGTGCGTCGTCATCGACGAGCTCGACCTCGGCTGCAGGTGCGGTCGGCATGCGGCTCAAACGTTCGTCTGGCGTTGCCGCGGCTGGCGCACCAGGCAGGGATGCGGGACCGGGTGTTGCTGCCAGGGCTGGAGCCTCGACTTGGGCAGGGGCTGGCGCCGGTGCTGGAGCATCGGCCAGGAGGCCGGCAGGAAGATCGCCCTTCGGCGCCAAGCCTGTGTCGACCGTGAAGGAGCCGGGGGCCGGAGCCTCGGGCCCGAAATCTGGCGAAGCAGGCGTCGCGGAGATGCTCTCCGTCGGAGTGCTGAGCACGGCGGCCGACGGCGTCGGAGCTGCCGACGGCATGCCGGCGAGTGAGGTCGCCGCAGCGGCCGCAGCCGTATCCAGGCCTGGCACTGCTGGTCCGGCCATGTCGGCGGCAAGCGGTGTGTCGGCGACGACGTCGTCCACAACACCAGGATCCGGCGAGGGCGAGCTCGGCGCGGAGAAGTCTGGAGACGGCCCTGGCGTGTAGCCAGGATTGTCGCCGATGACCTCCGCTGATGGTGCCGGAGCGGTCGGGGTTGGAGCTTCCGGTGCTGAAACCTCTGTGCCAACCAAGCTGGCGGCCGGGCCGACTGGTGAGGATGGGGCCGGCGCGGCGGCGCCCATGATGCCGGCAGGAGCGTCGACTGGGTTAGACGGTGCGGGCGCATCGACAGGGTCGGGCGCATCGATGGCCGTGAGCTGCATCCCTGGGCCTTCGGCGGCCACAGGCGCAGGAGTGTCGATCGGCCCTGTGACCGGCGCGCCAGGCTGGGATACGCCGCCAAACAGGCCGAACTGATCGACTTTGACGTCGTCGACTTTGTCCTGGAGGCCCGCCATGTTGGCGTCCATCTGCTCGGTGAACTCGGCGAGGCTGGCGGCTTGATCGCCGGTCGGCATACCGCCGGTTGACGGGCCCTCGGCAGGCGCTTCCTGGCCGCCCCAGGCGGTCGATGTGCCGCTGCTCATAACGGCTGCGGATGGGGCCGGAGCGGCCGTCGCCGGAGCTGCCGGCATCGTGCCCATGTTCGGGTCGGTCATCGCAGTGATGTCCGACACGGGATCCATAGCCCCGAGCGCGCCCGCTGCAGGCGAGGTCTGGGAGTTGAATGAGTTGGTGACCGCGGCCGACGGCGCCGGCGCGCCAGGCGTTGTCGTGGGCGCCGGCTGCGAGAACATCTTTTCGTGCTCGGCACGGAGCTGGTCACCGGCTAGGCCCAGCTTCTCCACGCGCGAATCCATGCGCGAATTGAACGCGCCCAGTGTTTCGGCTGTTGGAGCAGGGGCCGGGGCCCCCGGAGCTGGTTGCGCGTCGAGGGAGTCCGGCTGCGACAAAGCTCCAAGGGGGCCCCGGTTGGGGGATGCGACAGAGGGCGCAAATGACGAGAGCACTGACGAGGATGGGGTCGGGGCCGGGGCCCCTGCCGTAGGGTCCAGGGAGGGCACCTCCGTGCCGGCCATGGCGGCAGGCGCCGGAGAGCCCATGATCGAGGCGGCCGGATCGAGGCCGCTGAGCGGAGCTGGTGCGTCGACAGGTGCCGCTGCAGTAGCGGCAACGACAGCGGCCGATGGGGCCGGCCCGACAGGTGTCGCCTGCACTGATGACACTGGTGACAGTGGTGATGGCGCGGGCACGGGAGTGCCCATCGTCATTTCCGGCACGCGCGTCCTGATGGCGTCGGCAAAGTCAGCGACGGGCGCTGGCAGGGATGTGTCCGGCGCCGGGCCCAGGGTGGCTGGGTCTGGAGCGCCGGTGTAGGCGGTCAGCGTCTCCATGGCGGGGACTGGCGCGCCTGCTGGCAGGCCGAGCTCGGCCATCTGCTGCTCGAAGCCAAACGGTGCATTCGGCGCCGGTGCGGCAATGCCGACGGCTAGGGGATCGGGCGCATTCACGGCGACGAGCGCTTCTTCAGGCGCAACCATCGGAGCGACTGGCCCCTGAGTGTCGATCGCGTTCAGCGTGGCGACGTCGGCAATGGCACCGCCCGTGGGCGACAGCCCGAGCTGGGCCTGAACCGTCTCGACGGCCTTCTTGGTTTCCTCGCCGTAGACGCCGTCAACCGTGACCGAATAGCCGAGCTCGTTGAGCTTCTGCTGCAGCGCGGTGACCTGTGGCCCCGCCTCTCCCGCAACCAGGTCCATCTGCGGCTGCGCCAGCGATGGGCGCGCCTCTGGCGACTGGGCTATGTCCAGCGGGCTGGTAAACATGGCCTGTTCGGCGTTGCGCCGGTTTGCCAGGCCTTTGACTTGCTGTCCGTTGTCGTAGGTAAACTTATCGAAGGCTGCGAGCAGCGCTTCCTTGTCATTGTTGGCGATGGCCTCGCCCAGGCTCGGGTATTTATCGAAGGCAGCAGGGCCGAGATTGTAGGTAAGGGACGCGAGCGCATCGAACTGCGGCTGCGTCAGGTTCATGTTGATGTCTTTGATCTGCTGCTCGTGGGCGGCCAGATCCGCAGCGAACGCAGCTTCGGCCTCCTCGGGAGTGATCTTGTCGCCAGGCTTTACCTTGGTCCCGTCAGCATAGCGGGTTGTCCCAAAGCCGATCGTCCAGACGCCACCACCGTCCTGGTAGGCGTTGGTCCTAAAGCTCTCGTAATTCTTGATCGCGTCGCGTCCCTCGGGACTCGTCGTGCGATATGAGTTGATACCCATCCGTGGTCGTCCCTTGAGGGGGTTGGTTCGACGTCACGGAATGGGGAGGGGATGGGCCGACTCGCGTCGGCTGGCGCATGATAAGCGATTTGCAGGCTCTTGACGCCTAGCCACGCGCTAGTGCTTCCTAAGCGGCGTGCGTGAAAAGCCCGAACCGAGACCTGACATCGGCCCCGACGATTGGATGGGGACCACTGAGGATTTGAACTTTCGACTGCGGCGACCGCCGGCTCCGCCCAGGAGCTACATCGACGTCGCCATCGTCCTCGCTGCTCTCATTCTTGGCGTATCCGGCGTCTTTGGCGCTTACGCGCTTCGGGACCGGCCACACCGCTACGAGTTCCTGCATCAAGGATCGACCACGGTGATCCTCGACCGATTTACCGGCGATCTTTCAGCCTGCTCATGGGCGAACAATGCCATGGCCTGCACTCCGTCCGACTCCCCCGCAGAGGCCTCATCCCGCAAATTCTTCACCGATATGGACGCGGAGATCGACGCCGAACTCAAAGAGCCGGCGCAGTAGCGACCTCCCCTTCCCTCGCCTGCTCCCAGACCTTTCGGGCCTGGCGCATGATGGCGTCCTGGCGCTCGCGCACCACCTTGATCTTGGCCTGCTTCTGCGCGCTGGTTAGGTCTTTGTCGGCGTCGATCGCCTTGACCACCTTGCGCAGCTTCGCGAGCTGCTTCTCGGCGCCGCTGAACGCCTTGATCGCTTTCGTCTCGACCGGCCGCGCCTCCGCTGCAGCTTTAGCCTTCTCAGGCTCACCAATCTTGCGGAAACCCTTGATCTCCTGCTCGACCGTCTGCACCTCGTCGCGCAGGTCGTAGTAGACGCCAGAGTCGGTCATCGAGCTGACCTCCGTGCGCACCTTCGAGACCAGCGGCACCTGATAGCTCTGGATCTCCTCGCCAGTGGCGAGCTTCCAGCCGCTGCCAATCACCTTGTTGATCCAGAAATCGCCTGCGCCGCCCGTGAAGAATGCTGCGAGGTGGTCGAGGTCGTCAGGCGAAACGTCGATCGCGCCCTTCCTGAACTCGTTGCCGCCGGTGGCCTTGTTTGCGGCCTCGGCCGCGGCCTTCATCCAGGGCGAGGCGCCGCGATTGTAGAGGTAGGCCTTCGGATCTTTCTCGTCGAAGCTCTGACGGTGAACCGGCTTGCCGGCCCAGTCGGTGTTCTCGGCGATCTGAAGGAATGGATCGGCCACCGTCGGCGCCGCCCACTGGAGGGCAGAGCCGCCATCGTCGATCGGCATAAACGAGCCCATGAAGGAGCTCATCATCTTTGCCGTGGCTTCCGCCACGCTGGACCCCTGGCCCATGCCGAGCGAATGCCGGGCAACCGCCGAAAGCTCCATGCCGAGCACAACAGCGACATTGTAGCCGTAGCTCAGCGGGATCTTGTAGCCGACGTCGGAGCCTGGCCACATGAGGATCAGGTTGCGCTCCTTCTCCCAGGTCGGCACCTTGTCCCAGCGGTTCATGTCGTCGTCGTCTTCGCCGGCGAGAGCGTAGTTGAGCATGTCCTCGACTGCCCCAAGCGCGACCATGGCGCCGAGCGCAGCACCCATCTTCACGGGCGACCGCTTGATAGCTTGGCCCAGGCGGACGCTGCCCTGCACCGCGGCGTTGAAGAACATGTAGAGAGCGTTCACGGTCGGCGCGTTGGCGCCACGGCGGTTGAAGTTGACGGTTAGATTGCGCGCTGCGCTGGCCGCATCGGCCTTGCTCTTGCCGGCCCGGCGCAAGTTGACGAACAGCGCGAGGCGGATGGCATTCTCGACCGCGCCGTTGGCGTCCTCAAAGGCCTCGACCACGGCGAGAGCCTTGTCCCTGGCGCTGCCTTTCAATTTCCGCTCCAGCTTCTTCTGCTGATCGCGGACGTTGTCCATGTTGTAAAACTCGATCTTGCCGCCCGCGTCGGCGAACTCCTGGGCGTACTTGGCCCAGCCAGTCGAGGTGTCCTTGTCGCGAGTGTAGCGCCACATGCCGCGCGTTGCCGCCGGAAGATCCCGCAGCACCTTGGTGCGCAGGCCGCGCACCTTGAACTCGCTCATGTGCAGCATGCCGGCCTGCAGATCGCGGAAGAAGTTTGGGATCGAGAACGCGGGGTTCCAGGACGTGTTGGCCTTGGATAGGAAGCGATTGATCCCGGCGCTGAAATTGAGAACGCCGGTCAGCCCTTCGGCGCCGAGCTGCTTCATGTCGCGCGCCAGGCGGTCGTCCTTGAGCGTAATGAACTGCGTCTTGCCGCCGATCTTCACGCGGAACGTGTTTGCGTCGTTCAGCGCCTGCGGGCCGACATGGTAGGTCTCGATCAGCCCAGTGGTCGGGTTGCGGCGCGAGCGGATTTCATGCTGGTCGATCTCCCAGACGTCCTTGTTGGGGTTCGCTTTGACCAGGCGCACCAGGGCGCGCAGCACGCGGTTCTTCTCGCCACGAATGGCGCCGGTCTCTGCCTGCAGGATGACATAGAGCAGCGGGTTGTCGGATTTGCTGCCCCGGCCCATTGCCGCCTTGGCTTCCGGTCCACCAATGTCGAAGCCCTTACCCGTGCCCATCGGGTTGCCCTCGTCGTGCTCGGGGTCGGTCTCAAAGCCACGCAGCGGGACGTAGTAGTTGTAGGTGCTCCCCCAGTCCTTGTGCTGCTCGGGCGTGATGAGGCCATCGCGCAGCAGACCGTCACGGGTCTCAGCGATCAGCTTGTCGACGCGCTTGCCGAGTGAATTGAAGTTGGCCAGGCGGTTAGCCGCACGGTGCTTGCGCACGATCGCCATGGCGTCCGCGTCTGACATGCCCGACGGGTCCGCCTTGGTGGAACCCATCTTGCGCAGGTGCGCGTTCCGCTCGAGGGCGTGCCGCGCCATGAGGAACTCGCCGATCTCCTTGTAGGAGATCTTGTGCTGCTTCATGTATTTGATGATCGGCTGGACGTGGTCCCTGCGCACCTTGTTGAGGCGCGCGCCGGTCTTGCCAGGGTAGAGCTCCTCGAAGCGATAGACATCCTGGTCGGGCGCCAGTGCGGCACCGATCTGTTTTTCGATCGCGCGCTGGTATTCGCGCATGTCGATGAAGCGGTCCTGCCACTTGAACCGGAAGTCGCGAGCCTTGGACGGCTCGGGCGCGACGAACGCAGCGCCTGATGCCTGCTGTTGCGCGGCGGTCGGACGGCGGCGTGCGGATAGCGCTTCACTCTTTGCCGCGCTCTCCCCTGCCCTGCCCTTAATCTCGCCAGCATAGGCGGCGTCGAAGACGTCTTCGGCCGTGTTGAAGCTGTAGCCCTGCAGCAGATTGCGGACCTTGCGGATGATGCGTGCCAGCTTGTCGAAAAACCGGCGCACGCCAACGTGCATGCCCTTGTAGCGCGCCTCGGAATAGGCTGCGAAAGCAACGGCCAGCACCTCGCCCTTGCTGATGTCGGCCGCGCCGTCGGCGAGATCACGGTCAGCGATTGAGCGCAGCCGCGGCATTTCCCGCGCGAACAGCGCCCGCTCGGCCTTTGTCATCAGGCGCTCGATCGAGTGCCAGGACTCATGGAAAGCCGTGTTGACCGGGTCCATGTCCATGGCGACGCGGATCAGGTCATGGATGTAGCTGTAGGAGCCGGCGATCTTCTGTGGGCCGCGCAGGTTCCAGGCTTTCAGGCCTGGGTTGCTGCCGTCCACGGTCATGCTGTCGTGGAGCTCCAGCGCAACCGAGTCTGGGGCGACTTGCCGGACGATAGCCTCGATCTCGGTTTCCAGCTTGGCGCGAGATGGCGCTGCGCCGCGGCGGGCCGAATAAACAACCGGGGGATCGACGCTCTCGTCGACCTTCATCGCGTCGACCAGCTCGTCAAACGCGGCGTTGATCGCGGCGCGCTCCTCGGCGTTCGGGTAGGGATCGCCTTTGTAGCCGGTCTCCTTGGTGAACACGCCGCCGGCCGTGCCATGCACGGCGGTCATGCCGTCGAGGTCGTCCAGAGTCAGGCCGCGCTCGCGCCAGCGGTCCTTCCGCGCGCCACCGATCTTAGCGCCAGCATCCTCGAGTCGCTCGGGCTTGCGGGTAGCCTCAACGCGAGGCTCTTCGACAACCTGCTCGGCCGTTTCGATTATTTCGACTGGCGGTCCAGCCTCCGGCTTGCGAACCAGGTCCATGAGGTCGGTCTGCGCGGCGCTATCGCCGAACAGGCCGGCGTCCATGGGCTTCTGATCGGCCTGCGGACGCAGCGGCGTGTCGGCCTTCATTTGTGCGAGTTTGCCGTCGCCGATCTTCTCCGCGCCGGGGATGACGGTCTGGGCCTTGCCGTCGGCACCGGCCTCTACCTCCACCGAGCCACGGGCAAAAACGTAATCCTTGAGGTCACTGGGCATCAGCCAGGACTCGTGGACGGTTACAGTCTGCCTGCCCCGCTTCTCAGTCTTCTCTTGAGCCAGGTTCTTCTGTGCCGAGTAGCTGTCGGCCCAATGCACGACCACGTCGCCGTCATTTGAGACGGTGCGGATTTTGCCGCGCTCTTTCGGATCATGGACGGAGAATATCTCGTGCCCACGCATCGTCTCGACGGCGGCTTGCGCTTGGTCGAGGTGCTGGTTTCCAGCCGCCCTGGAGGCTTTAATCCTGGCTTCCCGCTCCTCCATCCAGGAGGAAGTCGGCGGCGGGGATCTGGTCTCCTCCTCGTCGGGCTCGTAAGCCCCCGGCTCTATTTCATCTTCGCGACCTTCGCGAACTTCCGGCTGGTCTCCATCAAAACCGGCTTCCTGTCCGGTGTAGCGGTCGCCGCCATCTGCCGAAACTTCCTGGCTAGCCAGGTAGCTTTCTGTGTCACTGTCGGTCCAGGCGTCGCTTCGGAGTTCGTCGCCGATGTCCCAGGGGGCGTCGTTGATGACTTCTTGGAGTTCGGCATCGGTATGTCTCCTGCGGGCATCGTCCATCGCCTCGCGATAGGCGTCAATCTTTTCCTGCTCGGCAGGTGTGCGGCGGGGTGCGCCGAAGGTCTCGTCACGGATCGCGCCCAGCATCGACTCGGGCGGGACGTAGCCGTTGTGGTCGTCCTCTTGCCCCTGCAGCTCGGGGAAATAGTCGCCCCATTCTGAAGCCGGGAAGTTGTCTACCGCCGTGCGGCCGCCTGGCTGGTAGAGGCCACGCAACGAGCTGTTCTTCTTCACGAAGGACTCGGTGACGCCCATGTTGCGCAGCTCGCCGGCCAGCGGAGATCTCGGGTCGACGCCACCCTCCGCGGCCAGGGATTTGAGGATGGGGAACTTCGCCATCATCCGCTCGGGATCCATCCCGATCTTCGGCTTCATGGCCTCCCGATTCCGCCGGAACTCGGCGACAGCGTTGCGGTCAAACGGGCGGCGGGCTTTGCCCGACGTGGCCCAGGCCTTCAGATTTCCGGCGGGGATTTCGGAGACAGCAGCGCGGCGCATCGGGCCGGAGCCGTCCTGGAAGCCGCCGTCATAGATAGCCTCGGCTTCCTGGCGGCTGTTGGCGCCGACTACAACTTTATGCTCGTCCCAGCGACCCGTGTCAGGGTCGACCTGGTCGATGACAAAGGCAGACGGTGAATCGAGATTGTCACCGATGTAGACGTCGACCGGCTGCTTATCGCCGCCGACGGTGTTCTGAATCCGGCCATACGTTGCTGGAAGCGTTACCTCCCATTGCGGGGTGTCGTTCTGCTTGTCACGACGGACGGCGCCCTTTGGGGTCTCGATCGCCACGACCATGCCGGCATAGGGGCTCTTCCGCGGGAAGCGGACATGGCCTTGCTTGTAGTTGTTGGCCTTAGCCTGGCCGACTGTGGGTTGCGCAGCACGCTGGTTTGCAGCTTCGAGCGCGGCGGGCCCGGAAAGCATAAGCGGCTTGGAGCGGGTGCCGAGACCTACCGGCGCGATAAGCTCGTCGCTTAGGTCGAGGGGCTCGTCGACCAGGGGTGCTGCGTTGGCTTCAACGGAAGCCGGTCCCGCGATAGACAACGTTTCTTGATTGTCACTCGCGATAGGCTGCGCGATCTGTGCCGGCGGCGCGGGTAGCCCCTGCGGACTTGTTGCCGGTAATTGCAGGGCATTGTCGGACAGAGTCGGCGCGGGCAGTGCTGTAGTCTCGTCCGGCGCGGCGGGCGCCGGCTGGTTCACCTCTCCGTCGATCTGCGGGCGATCCAGCAGGCCGGCTAGAGCCTGGCGTGCCGCAGGCGGAAGAATCTCGCCATCGAGGGACGGGTCCGGCAATCCGAGCGGTCCCTGCGCGACAGGTGCGTTGGCGGGTTGCGCAGGCGTCTCCGCAACCAAACCCGAACTTCCGACTGATCTGTCAACCAACGGCGGCACCACCTCACCGTCGATGATCGTCGGACCAGGCGCGTCCAGGCCGGGTCCGGCCGGCGGTGCAGGCTCGGGCGGCAGAACCTCGCCATCCAGGCCAAAGGTCGGCTCGGCTCGAGCGGGCGCTGGCTGTCCTGGCTGAGCCGGTTCGCCCGGCCGCGGGGTTGCGGCCTCGCCCACCACGCCCATGCCACCACCGACAACCGTACCGAGCACAGCGTTTTCAGCCGTACCCTCCCAGATGTCTTGCGCGGGATTGTAGACGCCCTTCTCAATCAAATTCTGGAGGGTTTGCTGGACGCCTTCTTGCCCGCCCTCTGCCAGCGCCTTGGCGATAACGCGGCCAAGGGCGCTGATAGCCTTGCCAGCAGCAGGTAGCGGGACACGCTCAAGGATCACCTCGATCGGAAACTGCTCGGTTAGGCCGACCAGTCGACCTTGCCTGCCCGCCTCGGCGATCTGCTCCTTGGTGGCTCCTGCTTCGACGGCGCGATCCACGGCCTCGGCAGAGCTCATCAGAGATCCTGCCGTCATGCCAAGCCCGACACCACCAGGAAGCATGCTGACGCCGACCAGTGGAACGGTTGAACCGAGCGCTCCACTGACCTTGCGCGTGAGGGAGTCTTCCCATCCTGGGGCGGCGGGAAACTGCTCGTCGGCAAAGCTCTTCACGTCCTGGCCGGCCTTGTAGAACGGCCCGGCGGTTACGTCGCTGCGAGGTTCTGGCCGAGCCTCATCGCGCATGCGCTGCATGGCATCAGCGCCCGTCTCATCGATCAGGCCGACGCCTTTCAGCGCCTTGTCGATCAGATTGAAAGGCGAGAGGCGAGACGCCGCGCCAGCGATCCCCTCCATTGTGGACGGCCTGCTGCCGACGCTATCGATGCCCTGAACCGCGCTGCCCACGGCAGAGGTCGCGCCATGAGCGGCGCCCTTGCCAAACTCGCGTGTGTAGTCGCCAACGGCCCGGTTGAAGGAAGATCCGGAAGACGTTGGCGCGACCAGCTCAGACGAGAAGTCGACGGGCTCGTCGATAAAGTCGCCCTTCTCGGCTTGCGGATAAGCCTTCGGCGGGACGAGCTCCGACGAGAAGTCGACCGGCTCATCCACGGGGATATATTTGGACGCGAGCGGATTTCCCGCCCTTAGCGCGTCTAGGCGGGCTCGGATGTCATCCATCTTAGGGCTTCTGGCCTAGCGGGACCGACCCTCCTGGATTGCTGACCCACGTCCCACTCGGGAGTGCCTGGAAGGCTTTGCGCTTCTGCTCGGCCGTGCCGGTCAGGGTGACTGGATCCGCCTCGCTCTTGCCGCTGCCTTTGACAAAGCCGCCAAAGTCACTCTGCCGCGGCGCCTCGCTGCTGCCGCCGCCGGCTGGTTCCGGGGCGCGTCTCATTGGGAGCTCGCGATCGACCTCAGTTTCAATGGCTGTGAGTTCCTGGGGGGTCAGCGGTACCGTTTCCCCGAACTCGTCCTTCTTCTCATACTTATCCATGATCGAGCGGCGCACGCTGGCGCGGCTGGTGGCGATGTCGTTGGCGAGCTTGGGATCGACGCCCTGGTCCTCCAGAAGCTCCAACTCTTTCAGCTTCGTCTTGATGTTCAGCTCAGTGATGATCTCCTGGTAGGAGCCCTCGCGCTTCGCCCGCTCATCCGCCTCGGCCTGGCGGGCGTCCTGCTTGCTGTCGCGACCGCGGCCGTAGAGCTCGTCGTCCTCTTCATCGGCGACCTTGCGCCGGTATTCCTCGCGCTCGAGCTCGCGGTCCTCGCGAGACATCTGGCGATCCTCTTTCTTCCACTCGCGATCTTCCTCGGCGAGCACCTGGGCGCGCTTGCGCTCCTCGCGCTCTGCCCTGGCCTTTGAACCCTTGGCGAAGCCGTTGACCACCGTGCTTAGACCGTCGGTGCGCTCGGGATTGTAGGCACCTTGTGCGGCATCGCTGACGAGCCCGCCGAGACCGTTCGGCTGTGAGGCCGCCTTGCCGCTGATGAAGTCCGAGAGCTGTGCGAGCGCGCCGCGCGTGGCTTCCTGCTTCTCTGGGCCCAGGCTGGCGGGGCCAAGGGTGGCAACGATGTTCTGGAGCGGCGACTGCGGCTGCACGACTGGCGTGTCGAACTGCCGCTGGGCGGCGCCCACGCCCTGCCAGTTGGCATCCATACCGGGATAGGCCTGGCCGGTCGCTGCCGGAAGGCCGGCGGGAGGAACGGCTTTGCCGCCAAACTGCAGACCGCCATTAGGCAGCGGTTGCACAGCCATGCCGCCAGCGGCCTCGTGCGTCGGCAGACCGTTGCCGGCGAACGCCATCTGCACGCCAGCAGGCTGACGCGCCGTGAGGAATTGCAGAGCGGTGCTTAGATCAGCGGGCTGCGGGCCGTAGGCCATGGGGCTGTGTTCCTATCGAGAGAGAGGGGCCGGGGCGCTAGGCCCCGGCTGTTGTCTTAGGCGTAGCGATTGCGGCTGCTCTGCTTGCCGCGCTTGTAGCGGCTGGCCTGGTTGCGGGCCGTCTGGCTCGCAGGCAGCTCCTGGCCGCTGGTGTCTTGCTTCGGCGGCGTCTTGCCCGGCAGTTCCTGGCCGCTGGTGTCCTGCTTCGCCGGCGTCTTGCTGGGCAACGGTTGCTCGCTGGTGCCCTGCCTCGTGCGTGATTTCGGATCACGGCCCTGAGAGCGCTTGTTGTCGTCGTGCGCGTTCAAGATCCCGTCGCCGTCCCAGTCACGGGACGTCGGCGGCTTGGCCTTAACCGGAGCCACTGTTCCAGGGATGCGCTGGGGTGCCTGACCGCCGAAGCCGCGACCACCAGTTTCATCTGGCAGGATGCGCACGGGGCCGGTTCTCTTGGCGCCATTGCGCATGCCGCCTTCGACGCGCTGACGCTCCTGCTCCTCGGCGCTCATGCCGCCGCCATCCTGGCGGCCACCGCGGCCACCATCCTGGCGACCGCCGCCATCAGCCGGCGGCTTCACGAAATCATCGTCGTGCCAGTTGCGGATGCCGTCGCCGTCCTTGTCGACCCAGTCGGGGGTCGCTCCACGGGTCGGGTCGGCGTGATTTAGTGTACCATCCCCGTCCCAGTCGAATTTGCGGCCCATTTTGAGCGAGTCTGGGTCTTTGTAATTGACGATGCCATCGCCGTCAGAATCGGGTCTGCGGCCGCTGGGGTCGGGTTCCAGGCCATTGGGGCCGCCGAGATTCGGGCCACCGCCCTGCCTTGGGTCGTCATGTGGAACTTTCTTTGGTCCGAATGAGCCATCGCCAAAGCCGACCTGGGGCCTGCCGCCACCAAGATCGTCGGCGCGATCAATGGACATGCGGGCCTGGTCACGCGCAAAGCTGGGCATGCCGCTCCACTTGGTGGCTGCGGCCGCGATGCCAGGGGCCGGAGTTTTGGCGAGCTGGCCAAGGGCACCCATGCCCGTGCCGCCCTGCTGGGGGGCTGGCTTGCCGCCGGAAAAGCCGGACTGGCCCTGCGGCATGCCCATCTTCGGGGGCACCGGCGCGGACATGGTCGTCATCTGGGGCTGGCCCATGCCGCTCTTGGCCATAGGCTTTGCGCCACCCCAAGACTGCTGGGGCTGCTTGCCCATGCTGCTTGCGCCGCCGGTTGCACCTGCGGTGCCGGAGCCAAAATTGAGTTTCCCGAAAGCCATTATGGTCTCCTATGCGCCGAAGTATGAGCCAGCCGCAGAGCCCAGGAACTCCAGGATGGGATTGGCGGTGGGGGTTGAGGTCGTGGTCTGGCTGGGTAGCTGGGCCCGTCCGAGCATGGAGAGCCACATGTTGTTCTGGTTCTGGTAGTGGTTCTGCTTGTTGACGTAGTTCTCGTATTCAGCGTCCCGGTAGTTCTGGTAGTGGCCCTGCTGCTTATCGCCCGAGGCCAGCAGTGCCGCGATCTGCGCCATCTGCGCTCTGTCGTATGCAGCGCTCTGATCCATGGCGGCGTTGGAGGCGTTATATTTCCGGTCGAGACCCTGCTCGCGTAGCCGCGCATTCTCCGTAGACGAGGCGAACTGCCGGTTGGCGTTTCCGACGTCTGACTCGAAGCGCCGGTTGACGTTGCCAAGGTCGCTCTGGAAGCGGCGATCCACGTTGCCGCGATCGCTGTCGTACTTGATGTTCCTGTTGCCGACGTCGGCCTCAAATTTGCGGTTTACGTTGCCAACATCGGACTGGAACTTGATGTCCCGGTTGCCGGTCTGAGCCGACAGCTTGGCGTCACGGTTCCAGACGTCGTTCTGGAAGGCTCGGTTGACGTTGGCCATGTCGCTGGTGAGCGAGCGGTCAGCGTTCCCCAAGTCCGAAGTCAGTCGGGCGTCACGGTTGCCAGTGTCGACCCCGATCTTCCGGTTCATGTCCTCCGTGCGGTAGCCCATCGCCTGGTTGTAGGCGTTGGCGCGCTCTGTAGCCGACAGATCGCCCATGTCGCGGAGCTCGCCGCGCATCTGCTCGCCCTCAACGACGCCCTGCCTCGCATCGCCGAAAGCCCCGGCAGACTGCGCGCGGGCGCCGATGACCTGGCGCTGCTTCATGCCGCCTTCCTGGATGTCGCGGAGCGCTGGCTCCAGCGCCGCATCCAGGTATGGGTTCATGTAGTCGCTGATTTTGCCCAGGTAGCCGTTCTCGTCGATGATCCGCCCGCCCGCATCGACTGTGCCGGCAGTGGTCTGCTTTGCTTCGTGCGTGCCGGCTTGGGTCTGGCCCGCCCTTACGACGCCAGCTTTGGTTTTGCCTGCCGTGACCCGTCCGACCGTGGTCTGGCCGGGCCTGGTCTGCCCTGCGCGGGTATTGGCGGCCGAAACACGCGACGCTGGCGCGTTGCCGTAGGCGCCTAGCCAGCCGTTTGCCTGCTTATAGGCATCGCCGGAGCTGCTCTGGAAATCACGGATCTGCTTGAAGCCGTCGACCTGGTCTTGTGCCCAGGGGGCGACGCGCTTGCCGGCGTCGTAGGGCTCAAATGGTCTCTCGGCGCCAGCCTGGGTGCGCTCCAGCGCAATGCGCGCAGCGCTCTCCCACTCCTTGTCGAGGGGGCCGGTGGTCTTCTGGGTCTCTTTTTTCTCGCCTGGATCAAACAGCCCGCACATCTAGTCTCTCCTGGTGAGCTGGGTGAGCCATCCGACCGGGAGAAAGCCCCAAAGGGTCTTCTGTCGGGCGCGCTTAGCCGCTCTCGTTGGATTTAAGACTGTGATGAACAGGGGCAGACCGCGTCGCTCGGCCTCGGCTGTTGCCAGGGAGGTGAGACTGCGACCCACGCCGGAGGAGCGATGCCCCTCCTCGACGTAAAGGAAACGATCCACAAGCTGCCGATATTGAGCAGCGGCGTACCAGATCGGATTCTCTGCGATTCCGAGCAATCCGACAAGCGCTTCGCCTCTTTGAGCCACCCAAAGGGCTTTATCGGCGCCCATTTCACTCACCGCAGCCGCTACGCGGTCGGGATCCAGCGGCGCCATGCCGTTCTCGACATGAAACTTGCGCAGCAGCCGCATGACTTCGGGGAAGTCGTCGGGCGTGGCGAGCCGCGCGATCATTCCGGCGCAGCTTCAAGCGGTTCTCCTGACACGGTGTCAGGCGCGGACCCCTGCGGTGAGGTCTCCAGCGCCGCCACCCTGGCTTCCAGATCAAGAATCCTGGTGCGCAGCGCGACTGCGTGCTTGGCCAGGTTGACTGCAATAACGGCCGCGAGCGGCGCGTAGGCGATACCCTCTTCCTTGCCCTCACCGTTGAACTCGACGAAGGCGCTAAGGCCCGCTGAATTGACCTCTTCGGAGATCAGACCGGCGTAGTCGCGCGTGCCGTCCTGCGCCACCTGTCGGCTCTTGTAGAGAACAGGCCGGAGGCTGGCGATCTTCGCCAGGGTGATGTCGAGGTTTCGGACATCCTGCTTGTATCGCAGCGATGAGGTCGAGCGGCTCAGTCGGCCATCGGAGGCAACCTGGACGTTGGCCGCGCTGGCGGTGGTGTTGTCATAAACAGGCTGGCAGTAGGCGCTCGAGCCGGCCACGCGGAATTTGGAGACGCCTTCGGCAGCGAGCCCGACAAAGGTGCCCGACTTGTAGACGCCAGTGTCGGCGGCGCCCACGGCGACGCCGGGGAGACTGGAGCTGCCGGCCGAGAAGGTCTGCACAGCACCCCAGGTGTTTGCGGAGTTAAGCACCGGGATGGTGTCACCGCTGGTGCCTGTGTCTTGGGTTGCGGCGGTGCCGAGCCCGAGATTGGTGCGCGCAGCCGATGCCGAACTCGCGCCAGTGCCACCGTCTGCGATGGTGATGTCTGTGATGCCGGTGACAGAGCCGCCGGTGATCGCGACAGCGCTCGCGGCCTGGGTGGCGATCGTGCCAAGCCCGAGATTGGTTCGTGCGTTCGCAGCGGTGCTTGCGCCAGTGCCGCCGTCGGCCACCGCCAAGTCGGTAATGCCGGTGATACTGCCGCCGGTGATCGCGACGTTACTTGGGTTGTAGGATCCCGATGACGCGGTCGCCTGCGGCTCGATCCGGCTCGATCTGACGATCTCCTGGATTGCCTTTTCAATGAACTCAAGCCGGTGCTCGACGGACTGGCTGGCGGGGCGCCCTGGGAGCGCAACCGGCATCATGGTCGATCACCCGCGGGCTGCACGAGCAGGACGGGGACACCCAGGCGGAAGTCGCCGTCGACCACATCTGTCTGGCTCATGCGGAATTTGAAGTAGCGGCCCTGGACGCGCGCGTCGGCGATCTCAGTCTGCTCTGTGAAGGTCAGGATCTCGTCGTCGATCAGCGTCGAATTTGGCCTGGCCTTGGCGCTCAGCAGCACCTCGATGTCGCCGCTCTGGCGCTCGAAGTCTGGCGACATTCCGAAGATGTCGACATTGCCCCCGCCGCCCTCTGGCCGGTAAAGGCCGGTCTCGAGGTACCAATCCATGGCAGAGCCGTCGGCGTTGTAGTCATCCTCGAGCTCGTGCTCGTAGAGGTAGCCGTTAGCGTCGGCGAGGATGGGCCGGTTCGGCGCATCCACGGATGTCGTTGCACCGACGCGCTGAATGTTGCCGATCGTCCAGATCCAGCCCTCGATGTTGACCATCGCGTAGCGGTCGGGCTCGGTTGAGTTTGGGCCGGGAAACAGGAACCAGACTTCGCGGTCGAGGGGGTTGAAGAAAGCGACACTCTTGGAGCGCTGGGAGACGCTCATGTTGTCGAACACCCAGGCGCGGATCTCATCCTGGTTGGGGATGGGGATGGGGCCGCCGGCGAACATGTAGAAGCCGCCTTGGCTCACCCAGAAGGCCAAGCCATCCGCAATGGCAAATGCGCCGGGCCCGACCAGGCCGCAGAACTCACCTGCGAGACGCGTCTCGTAGATGAACTCGTCGCCGCGATATTGATGCGTGTAGACCGCGCGATCGGTCCAGATCAGCGTGATGCCACCGCCCAGGCTGGCACCAGCAATGAGCTTTGATCCGACCTGGAGCCGGCGCGTGTTGGCCGTGTCCAGCTCGCTCGGCGACCAGTCGGTGATGTCGTCGACGTCGGCCCACCTGACGTACATGTCGTCGCAGAGCGCGTGGATAAAGCGCTCCTCGGTGACGAACGAATAGCGGCAGTCGGTCGGGGAATTTGCGATCGGCTGCGCCGTGGTGTCGACATCGTCATCGTAGAGATAGACGCCGCCTGTCCCAGGAGTGGCGAGCAGGTTGTCCCCGTAGTTATGGAGGGACCAATGCCGGTGCTCGAGTGTGAGCATCGAGAGCGTGCGCGGGGTGCCGTAGGCTTCCATCCCGTAGGCACCGGATCCGTAGCCGCTCGACGCCGCGGAGCTGACCTGGCCGGGATTGATCGTATAGGCGGCCGTGACTGCCGCGCCACCGCCAGAGGCCGTGGAGGTGGCCGCTGAGCCATGCGTGATCGTGTAGGAATTGTCGTTGATCACGGTCAGGGTGTAGGTGCCCACCACCGTGATGCCGCCGACTGCGGTGGCGCCAGCGATGGTCACGCGCGCCCCGGTCGATGCGCCGTGCGCCGTGTCGGTGATCGTGACCACGGCGCTGGCGTTTGTCGTGGCGATTGGGTTGTTGTTGATCGTTGCGGCTGCGGCCCGTAGCGGCGTGATGTCAGCAACATTGCCAGCCGAGTCGACGAAGTAGAGGTGGCTTTCCGTGCCGGCCGCCAGGACGGGCTGCCCCGTAGGGCCGACAAAGGACAGCACCCCGCGCGGCACGCCGGTCAGAGCTGTCGGGAAGAACTTGCTCCAGCCGCGGATTTTCTGCGGCTTGCCCGCGATGAAGCGCACCTTGTCGGCGTCGGTGTAGCGGCCCATTGCGGCCGCTCCACTTTGCGTTTTGACGATGCCTGGCGGGAGCTCGATGTCGGGCATGGCTTACGTCTTGAAGACGATCACTTTGATCGTCCCGCCTGGGCCTAGCTGCTGACTGTTGACCGAGCTGTTGTTGAGGATCGTCACCTTGACGGTGTTGGCGGTCAGACATTTTGCCTCAACGAAAAAGTCGTTGCTGTTTCCCACCCAGGTCAGGCCCGCGAGGCAGACATCCCCGACCGCCGCGCCCGTCACGGTGACGTCCTGTGACGTAACCCCGTTCGCCGCAAGGAGACCGTTGTAGGCCTGCGCTGCGGTCCCGGTCAGGACCGAGACCGAGCTCGCGATCGGGGTCGGGTTGAGGACGATCAGCGCGTCCGACGCTGTGTTATAGGCGACGTCGTAGACGCCGTTGACCATGAGCTCGTTGGCCGCCAGCGCGATGGGGACGCCGCCGGAGACGGCCATTTTCTTGAGGGATTTGCTGCCCAGGCCAGAGACGTTGCAGGTCGGTGCCGCGACGCATGTCGCGTGGGCGATCATGCGGATCGAGCGACCATTGGCATAGCTCGTCCAGGCGATGTTTGGCGTCAGCGCGTAGGCTGACGAAGAGCCTGTCGTCGCGATCTCGCCGCCCAGGTCGCGAACGGCCTTGTCGATGACGTCAGCGTTCGTGTTCCACTTGGTGCCCCACGAATTGTCGGAGAAGCCGACTTCGGGCTTGGTGATTGCCAAGAGGGTGGTGGTGGTATCGGCCATTTATGCGGCTCCGTAGTCGTAGACCTGCGTCCGTCGGACGAGGTCGCTGGCGATGAGGATTTCTTGGATCTGCTGCTGGGCGCCCTGCAGGAAGGCGGCCGCGAGCTTGTGGTCGCCAGCCGCGGCGTGCGCGAAGCCGGTCAGCGCCATCTTGTACATGGCGCGGTAGTCGGTGGTGTAGATGTTGGTCTGGTTCGACGCCGAGAGCGCGGTCGGGCGCG